CGATGGGGATTGAGGTTATCCTGCCCGCCTCCCGCGCCTGTTGCAGCTCTCGCGCATAAATGGCCCCATCCACATACTCAAGGTACTCGCCCTCCCATATGTGGGCAGCCATTACCGGGTCGCGGGCTATATCGTTTTGCCGCTCCTCTTCCAGACGTGCAGTGAACCACGGGTTGTCCCGGTGGTTCATCTCGACGATCTTGGCATTTTTCGGCGGATGCTTCAGAAAACGCTGGTCTGTCGGGCTACCATCAGTCTCAGGGTTCCACGTCACCCATATCTCGGAGCCATCTTCGCGAACAGTTGGGATTAACTTGCGCCACGCCTCATCCGTTACCTGCTCCGCCTCATCAATCCATGCCAACAGTATCCGCGCCTTGGACTTCACACTGTCGAGGTTGTGCCGCAGACCGCTAAATACGTATTTAATGCGCCGGTTCTTCGTGCGTATATACTTTTCGCCGATTTCATAGTACGCCTCAAGCCAGGGCACAGACCTTATGGCCTGCTTGATCTCTTCCATCGACGAGTCATCGAGCGAGTTCATCAGCTCACGCCCTGCCAGGATGACGCCTGTGCGCCCTGCTTCTGCCAGCGCATAGCCCTTTACGGCGGACATAAGCGCAAACGATCTTGTTTTGGCACTGCCCCGGCCTCCGTATGCACCCCTGTAGCTTGCCTCCCCCGTAAACACCGGGATCAGCTTAGGCGGCAGCTCTATATTCGCGACCTCGCTCACTTGCTGCCAGACCCCTTCGGTGCCACAAGCTGTACTGTCGTCGGCATGAGCTGTTCCCCGTCCTTGCCTGTTACCTCGGTTTTATCGGTAAAGAGTTTCAGGTGTTTGCCCAGCAACTCCAGCGTGGATTTTTTGTCTGCCATCTTGTACTTGCGCTGCACATCGCCGTTCCGATCCACACCCTCGGTTACTTCCTGGAGACACGCCGCCACATCTTCTGGCATCTCCTTCACCGGGAGCAGCCTACCCTGGTCATCGTAGATATTTGCAATGTTCGCGAAAGCCATCTTGGCTAACTCCTCCAAGACCCTTTCAGCGGTTATCTCGGTTTTCTTTGAGCGCTCATCCATAAGTTCCTGAATACGCTCAGCTACATATGGCTTTGCCAAGTTTTGCGAAGCCACTGTATGCGCATTAACCGCCTTATACCCCGCCCGTATCGCCGCCTGCGTTGCATTAAGATCAACCAGGTATTCGCGCACAAATGCCTCCTGCTTTGCTGTGAGCTTTACCTGCCTTGCCATTTGCTTACCTCCTGCTACGCTGCTTTGCCCCCAGCGTCTCCAATGTCACGCATGTCGCGCCGCCTTGGCTCACCTGTACTGTGGCTGTCAGGGATATCTCACCCGCGTAATCAGGCGGACAGAGAGCCAGCGCTTCACGTACCAGCGGCTCCAGCTTGCGCGCCACTTTGCCCCCTAGATCAGATTTTCGCACCACGGTATCTGCCATGCCCACCCCTTACTGCCCGACCCACAGCACACAAACACCCGTTCCGCTGCCTGCTCAGACACAATAGTTTTAAATAGTTATTCCCCTTGCCGCCCATCTCCGGACAGCGCATATCAAAGCCGCGCGGGATTCTCGGCTCATTGACGTCCTCCCCTCCCTGAAGGAAGGGGATTCCTACGGCGCTAAGGCGCAGCATTGAGCTGACCCGAAGTCGCTTCGGTGGGTTCCTGCTGCTGGCGGCATTGTTGCACCACTCACTTCACAGGCGAACCGGGCATGTCCTGCCCTTTTTATGTTGATTGCCGCAACCAGGTCGGCATTTCCTGCGTGTCCGCAATGGACGCAGAGGAAATCAGCCTGCGTCTTGCGGTTGTCTGCGCAAATGTGACCGCAACACGGGCAGGTGCGGCTGGTGTTGCGTGGCGGTATGGCAATAACCAATCCACCCGCCCATGCCAGCTTGTACTCCAGTTGCCGGCGAAACTCGCACCATCCCTGGTCGAGAATGGAGCGGTTGAGTCCCGATTTTTGCCGGACGTTGCGGCCTGGCTGCTCCACGGTGCCTTTCGCTGATGCGGACATATTCTTCACGATCAAGTCTTCCAGCACGACAACCGCGTGGTTTTTGCTGATTGCGGTGCTGGTTTTGTGAAGAAAGTCGTTACGCACATCGGCGATCCGGGCGTGGAGCTTTGCAATTTTGCGTTTCTGCTTTTTCCAGTTGTTCGAGCGTTTGACTTTGCGTGCAAGCGATTGCTGGGCTTTGCGAAGCGCCCGTTGGTGCTTTTTAAAGCTGTTCAATGGGGCGACTACCGTTCCGTCCGACAGTGTGGCGAACCGGGCCACTCCCATGTCGATTCCGACCGTGGAGCCGGACGGATGAATAGGAGCGGCAACCTCCCGTTCGGTCTGGATACTGACAAACCACCGACCGGCTCTTTGTGAGACGGTGACGTTCTTTACGTCCCCAAGGACCTCGCGGCTATTGCGATAGCGCAGCCAACCGAGCTTGGGAAGAAAGATACGGCTGTTGCCCTGGTCGAGCTTGATCTGTTTCGGGTCGGGATAGCGAAATCTGTCGCACTGGCCTTTCTTTTTTCGCCGGGGGAACGCCGCCCGACCCGCGAAGAAGTTGGCGTAAGCCCGCTCCAGGTCCTTGAGTGATTGCTGGAGCGGATGAACCGGCGCTTCCGCCAACCAAGCGGTATCCGGGCTATTGCGCCACTCGGTGAGTTGTTTGCATAGCCCAGCGTAGCCGACCTTCTTCTCTCCCTGCTCATGAAGCGACTTCTGCAACGCCAGTGCCCGGTTAAATACGAACCGGCACGATCCAGCAAAGCGGCGCATTTGCCGCTCTTGCTGACCGTCTGAAACCAATGCGTATTTAAAGGCTTGAAGTCGTTTCATGTCTCGATGCTCTCACAGCTTTACAAAAAAGCAATAGCCCAAATTTACAAGCCGGCTACGCCGTCCGCGCTATCCTTCCCCGCCGTGAACGACGGGGCTTGCCGCGCAAAAGGTCAGTCCTACGCTGCACGCGCTATCTAAAGCCCGGCACACGCCCTGAACTGCCTTTGCATATTGAGTACCCCATATACACAGTTTACTACACAGTGGAAACTCAATCAATATTTTTACATTTTTTTCTTTCAGATTTACGGGCACTTGCGAAGAAAAAGCACTGAGTAGCATTTTTAGGGCTTGACGATGTATGATGGTATGATAGTATTACACACAAGTCAGGGGAACGGATAAGCCGATCCCCACAACCTGAAACGCCGAATGGGGCGAAAGGAGGATGTTATGTTGGTATACAAAGGATTCAGGAAAGCAAGGACTGAAGAAGTTGAGTTGGGGGTGTACTTGTACACCCCGGCTCACGACCTTTATAAAATAGAGGCGGATGCCCCCGCCTCGACCTTCCCTAAGCTTCTGGGGAAAAGCTTCCAAGCCCGCAAGGGCGACCTTCTCGGCTACTGGGAAAACATAGTTAGTATGGAGGACGGAGCGTTCCGTCCCAGAGTGACCATAATCTGACCTTGAAGGGCATATGTATGCTTTGATTAGCATATCTATTAAACAGAAGGAGAACAACATGGAAAGAATAATAGTAAATCTGACCCAACATACTGGAACACCTGAGCAGGGCGTTCTGGAACCGGAAGGGAAAAAGCAGGCGCAAAACTTGCTCACCTTTGACGAAATCCCATCTCATCAAGAGATGGAGTCTCGCGCCTTGAAATTGGTTGAGATAGTCCATCGAGAGATTGACTGTCACATCTGCGGGGATCACGCCCAGTGGTGCGCCATGATCGGCGGCGCGCCGTTCTTCATGCCGGTGCTCGAAAGAGCACTGGCTCAGAGTAAAATCACTCCGCTCTACGCCTTTTCACGGCGGGAGAGTGTTGAGGAGATTGTTGAAGGGAAAACAGTAAAAAAGGCTGTATTCCGTCATATCGGCTTTGTCGAAGGAACGACCTAAAAAGATATGGGACATCTCGCCCCGGCTTAAATAGTCGGGGCATAACCAAAGGGGAACATGCAGCCCCTCTCCGGAGGGGCACAACCAAAGGAAAAATCATGAAATTTAACTATACCGTATACAAATCTGACAAAAACACATGGTTTGCAACAGTATCTAATATCGGATGCTGCACTGGCGTAAATGATCCCAAATATTACGAAGACCACGATTGGTTTCCTTGTAAGGCAGAGGCAGAGGACTGGGCTATAGCTCTTGCCGAAAAACTATCTGCAGAATAATGAATATAAAAATAACCTCTACCTGAACCATCGGATGAAGTGAAAGAAGGATAACCTCTACCTGAAACGCCGGATGAGGCGAAAGGAGAAATATCATGATGACCGTAGCAACTATGACCCGCAGCGAGTATGGCGAAATCATCAACCTGAACACAGAATCAAACCTGCTTGAGCAGGCTCGCGAACTGGTATCAAAAGCGGCCAGCAAAAAGAGAATCCCCCAGGCCTACGACAACATGACATGGGAGCGCGTAAACTCTCGCATCGGCAACAAGCGGATCGGTACCGCCATCCATCACGAAATCTACGACATAGCCCCCAACGGCAAAGCTGTTCTGGTCTGCTGCCGCGAAGCAGAGGGAACGCGCTACGGAATCAAAACAGTAAAAAAAGACTACTATCTGATTAAAAAGCACGGCAACGGCACTATCGTGGAGCCTGCCAAAAAATCGGTAGCCGCCAAAGCTGCCAAGGCCGGCGGGAACCTCCTCGGGTACGCCATTGCAGTAGTAACAGGCAAAGAACAGCTCAGAACAAAAGCCCAGGTAAAACGCGAGGGATACAAAGCCCTCACCATCGACGAATCCGGCAACCTGGTCAGCTGCTGGGATGGATCAGAATGGCCGCTTGGCAAAACCCGCGTAGAAAAAGCCACTGATGACCACACCGGCGGATTCTACTACTACCGCTCAATGGATGAAGTACTGGAGGCAGCCCGCGCAAACAACATCTTTGGCCCAGCGCGGGAACACACCAACCTGATGATAGTCAAGGTCGAGGTCAGCGGTTGTGAATATCAAATCTGCGCTTCCGGCAAACGCTGCGCCACCAGGATGAAGCCGGTAGAAGTTGTAGCCGCTGCGTTATAAACCATTCACCGCCCCGGCTCCGGTCGGGGCAATAAACAGAAAGGAGAATGACCATGGAAAAGTTTGAAGCGTTTATTGAAGTTGCAGCGGGGCCGCTGGGCCTCGTGTTTTTCTCATCTGACGAAGGGGTTACAGTAACCGAATCTCCCCGCAAAGGGGAGGCCGGGAAGCCGGTTGACACGGTTTTCCCGGAGGGTGACGGCTGGACAATTCGTCCGGTCGAAGTCGAAGAATAGCTACCCGCCCCTCTTCGGAGGGGCTTTTTATAGGAGAAATAACATGCCCAGAAAAACTATCTATTTATCCGACGAAATCATGCCCATAATCGGGTGCGACGAACCCGGAGCGTTCTCCCGGCGTCTGACCGGCATCGTCCGGGATTGGGACTGCATGATAAAGGATGCCATGCCTGAGTTCACGGAAAACGAATGGCTCTTTTTGATGGACATGCTCAATGGCGTTGAACTTGAAGGGCTCCACGCCCATAACCTGGAAGCCGATGTCGCTGAGTGCGGCACAAAAGATGGGCTGGCCGAAAAGTGGGGGGTTTATAGCAAGTCATTCGCAAGGAGCATAGATGCGCTCCCCCTTGCGAGTAAAATCGCGATCCAGGACGTCGCTTACCGCTTCTGGCAGCCCCACGGGATCGTCACCGAATACCGCGAGGTGTTGGAAACATGCGGTGCCCGCCTCTCCGAATAGTCCTTAAAAAGTCCCCCTCTTTCGAGGGGGCAAGAAAGGAGGTGTATGTCCAAGAGAAGAAGGGCCACACTTGACGTCCTCCCCTCCCTGAAGGAAGGGGATTCCTGGTTGTCGCCTTCCAGGTTCCTGCTTCATAGTCCGTTGCTCCTTGGGATTGCCCTCAGAGGCTGACACAGACTCCACAGGCTTAACCTCCCGTGCGCCCCACGGTAGTTTTCTCGTGCTCTCGCAGCTTGTCGGCACCGGCCATGATGGCCTTGCCTGCCTCGAGGATGTTCTTCGCAGCGTTGACGTCGCGGTCGTGATGGGAGCCGCAGGCTGGGCAGTCCCAATGTCTGACCGATAGTGGCATCGCGTCGGAAATGTGACCGCAGACATGGCAACGCTTGCTCGACGGGTAGAACTTGTCGATCTGAATAAAGTCTCGCCCGTACCATTGCGCCTTGTACGCAAGCATAGTGGTGAGCTGATGCCACCCCACGTTGCTGATGGCTTTCGCCAGCGAGCGATTCTTGAGCATATTCTTCACTTGCAGGCTTTCCGCAGCCACTACTTGGTTCTCGCGAATTAGCTGCGTGGTTAGCTTGTGCGCGAAGTCTCGACGCTGGTCGGCGATCCTGGCGTGGATACGTGCAACCTTGAGTTTTGCCTTGGCGCGGTTGGCTGACCCCTTCTTCTTGCGTGACAGGCGGCGCTGGGCGCGAGCCAGTTTTTTCTCGGATTGCTTGATATATTGGTGATTGTTGACCTTGCGTCCGTTGCTTGTAATGACCGCGTGCGTGAGGCCAAGGTCGATGCCGCACTCCTTCCGGCTGATCGGCAGCGCCTCTATTGCTTCCTCGACGAGGATAGATATGTGATAGCGGCCTGCGCTGTCCTTGCTCACAGTGACATTGGATGGCGTCCCGGTGAAACGACGGCTCCAGCGAATGTTCAGCGGTTCCTTGTGCTTGGCCAGCTTGATCTGCCCGTCGCGGTACGAAAAACCGTTGGTCGTGTAGCGGACCGACTGACGCGCATGCTTCTTCTTGAAGGTCGGGTACTTGGCACGACCCTGAAAGAAGTTCCTGAACGCCGCGTCGAGGTTGCGCAGCGACTGCTGAAGGCAGACGTTCGACACATCCTGAAGCCACAACGTTTCCGGCTGCTTTTTCAGTTCGGTAAGCTGCTTGGCAGTGTCGTTGTATCCGACCCGCTGCTGGTGCTCGTACCAGGCGTCGATGCGTACCCGCAGGAAGTGGTTGTAGACGAAGCGCGTACAGCCAAACGTCCGCGCAAGCTGTTCGGCCTGCTCGGGCGTCGGATAGAAGCGGTATTTGTAGGCACGCTGTACGGTATTCATGCCACATAGTTTAACACCTTATTTATACCCTGTCAAACAAAAACCCTTCGCGGTTCGCGCTATCCTTCCTCGCCCTGAAGGGCGAGGTTTGACGCGCATTGGATCAATAATACTACCAAATTTCAGGCATTTGTGCAAGATTGTTCAGGCTAAATCAAGCTATTTTCTCACCCCTCCTTCGGCGCTTTAACTCAATCGTTAGTTTGCTTGTGCTCATTTCCACTTTTGATAATATGATCCGTCTTTTCTTTGCAACCACGCCCCTATCGGGGCTTTTTCTTCTGCTTTGCACCGCCAGCAAATTTCTTGCGGAGACGAGTAATGCACATTTGGGTTTCTGTCGTTCTCAATAATCTTTGACCCGCATTTTGGACAATTCATGTTGTCTCCTTTATTTCCTCAATGAGTGTTTCAAGGTCTGAACATTCTTGCTCAAGTGCTTTATGCAGTGCTTTATTATTGTGCGCCCCTTGCATTTCCGAGTATAACCTCCCGAGCAACGACGCTTCCAGATACGGCAACGTCCGTCTTAGTAGTTCGCCTCGCAACAAATTTTCAACAACCTGCTTCTCTTGGTGATTTTTCATCAGGCAAGAACCGCAAATAATATTCTCGCTGTGGTTACAGGACGTTATCATACAAACCCCTCAAAATAGCATAACGGCAGCCAACCCCGAATAAGGTGCGTGTCGTGACCATCTATCAAGAACCTATCTTCACAACATATCCAATCATACTCGCCGTCGTCTTTCGCGTCGTTCTCCGGAGCAACATTAGAAAACCACGCACTACAAACTGTTCCGTCATGCAAAAACAACAATATCTGCTGACCGTTTGTCGGTAGTGTTTCCGGGCCATTCAATCGTATTTGATTCATTTACAGTCCTCCAAATGTATTTTCCAGTTAATCCAAGATGTATTTTAATCCTTGCTGCTCTCCCACGTGTTTATAAACTGCATAACCACATACAAGACACTCATACCGCTCGCTATCCGCCATGTGACAGTAGGGTAGACCATGTATGCAGTCGTGTACGTGTCTATGCTCTGTCTCTTTTTCACATTGAGGGCATTGCATCGGTTATCCTTTCCAAGGCTTGCCGCAGCTGCGGCGCCCTTATAATGAGATGCACAACCGCAATAATCACAAGTTATTTCATACCATCTGCGTATCACTCTTCGCCTCTTTCAGCCAGCCATTGTTCGTATTCGCGCAGCGCATCCGCGTGGGCTTTGTCCAGCTTTTCCTGTCCGCCACACGCAACACGAAATTCTTCCCAATCACGGGCTTTCACCATGTCGCTGCTCGTCTCTGCGATCTTGCGTAACAGATACAATTCTGCGCTATAAATCGTTTCTTCCCGGTCGCCAAACCGGACAAGTAGTCTGTTATGTCTCATTGCTTTTCATCGTCATTGTCATAAAAGTATTCTTGATATATTTTTTCAGCACACCGCAGCACTTCGGCGTCTGCTTTTGCTTGTAATTCGTTTATTTTTTTTCATAAAATCTTGTATTCCATTGCTTGACGCAAGAATTTCCTCTGATCCAATATTGGCAATTTGGGCAACCGATCCAAGGTCTATTCCATAGCCTCTTTGTATATTCTTTTCACCACAAAATGGGCATTGTTTGTAACTCATTAGTTTATCTCCTTCATGTTTCCGGTAATTTTCAGTAACCATTTTCCGAATCTAGTCTTGTCTGACCACCGGACTTGTCCGTAAATTATATAGCGAACAGGGGCTAAAAATATGGTTAGCAGGCATACCCACACTGTATTTATGCGTTGTACTCTGTTTTGTGTCGGCTTAATCCATTCTCGTATTACAAAATTAGCTTCTCTTCGCTCACCATATTTGCCAAAGAGATAATCTAATACATCTTCTGCGCTGGCATCTTCGCCGACTGCTGTCTCTACTTTACGCCGGTAAACTTCTTTAGTGTCGTGTATTAACATCTATTTGTCCTTTCTATTTTTCCACTATCTGTGCTTCCATCTCTTTTGCTTCGCGTATTGCGTAACAAATATCATCCCGGCTGTTTTGCGGCATCCCAATCAGTTCTTTGTAAGCACTCACTATTGATGCTAATTTCAGTCTGGCAGCTATTAAATATTGCTCAGAGCCATAGCGTAATTGCCATTCTAATTCACTTTGGTCATAGCTGGGCCATGTCATGCAATCATCGACAATTGTGTACGATTTGCATTGCAAGATGACTCCAACAGGTTTATTCCTTTTCATATAATTTTATCCTTCTTCGTAAACTTCAAAATCATTGAAATCAGCAATGTGATGATCATTACCGTTTTCATCCGTAATATGCCAATCCGTACAAGGAGAGCAGTAAACGTACCTAAAATCGTCCCAATCGCTCCTCCTTAGTTTTTCTCCTGCTGCCAACAGTTGTAATGCTTTTTCGGGTGACAGTGCCATAACTAAACCTCCTTATTCCCTGAAATCTTCATACAATTTACTAGCCACCGCTTCTACCGCGTGCTGATATTTGCCCTTGTATTCCTGGCGGGGGTGGGTGCGCACCTCGTTGAAATATATCTGGCATATCTCCATACCGGGATAGATTTTGATAGGGTGAAGGGCGGCAAGCTCCAGGGTCCAGCGTCCGTTGAAGCCGACATCGCCGAAGCCTGCGGAAACATGGACAAAAAGACCGAGACGTCCCAGCGATGACCGCCCTTCCACCAGGGGCACATGATACGGTGTATTGGTGGTCTCATTGGTGGAGCCAAGGTACAGGCGCCCGGGTTCCAGCACCATGCCGGAATCTGGAATGCTGATCTCTACGGTGGGGTTTGCCGTGCGCGAATCAAGTATCGGCGCGGTATACATCAGAAGCCTGGGTGCCAGGGTTAAATTATAGGAATTGGGATTGAGACGGGCGATGGTGTATGGTTCTATTCCAATACGCTGCTCGTTTAATTGCTGTTCGATGTCTATGTCTGAGAGGATCATGGTCTGCTATCCTTATCTTTTCGGTTTCGGGTTTTACATTGCGCCCGATTACAGAGACGTTGCCGCATCATGTGCCGGAGCTCGGCGGCGTTGACTGTTATCGTGATGTTTGTACATGCGGCGTTGGGAAGGATGTAGCGGGCATCTGTACGCATACTTTGATTTTGCCATTATTTTCTCCTTTGCCTTACGCCGCCTTCGGCGGCTTACCGCAACTCAACTTAGTACACTTATCTGCTATCCGCATCACTCAACCTCCAGTCCTGTTGAAATATTAAATTCCGGCAATTCTCTCGCCAACATTTCCATCGCTTGCGCGTGTTCCTCGTTAAGATAATCTGATAAAAATGCTTCAAACTTTCGTTCGTCTATGATGCTCACGCCGCCGTCACCCTTGCGCATTGCTTCATGGTATCCACGTTGCGAAAACACCCGGTACGCTACATGCTCGCCGCGCTTTACTTGCACGATCCCGTCAGAGTCGCGCATCATCTCGACCAGCGTTTCCAAGTCTCGCATATCCTCAACCTCCACCGGCACGATCCCGGCCTGAGTTCTTTTCCACATCCTGATTTCCATTCTGAGCCACTTTCTCATGCTTACCTATGCCAACGTATATCCAGGACTTAGTTCTTCGATTCTGGGCGGTGTTTTGCTCTTTTTTCCGCTATTCCGTCATGCTGTCAGTCAGTGGATTGTCATACCTTCGCTGATCTTCTTCCGGATCGCGCGGATTTTTTCGAACCCTTCCTGACATTCCTCCTCGGTGCGCTCCGGGAACGGCAGCACTCCGCCCGACTTGCGCGGCGGCATCAGTTTCAGCAGGTGCGAGGGCATCGGCCAGTGAACTACCTGCACTTCCAGCTCGTCGAACGCCTCAGAAATCCGCTGTCCATCACCAGCGATCCAGGTCCCCCCCTGCTTGCGCTCCACAACCTCCAGCCAGCGCTCCGCAGTTGCCTGTATCTGCTTCGGCCCCGGCGTACCGTGTGGGGCCAGTTCCGCTATGCGGAGCAATCGTTTTAATATCAGCGCAAACGCCTTCTGTCTCATTTCGTTTTCCACCTTCAACCCTCCTTACCATTTCGTTCAGCACGTCCGACGATGTAACCGATGTACGCTCATAAGCTGCTAAAATCTTTTGAAATTTCGTCTGTCCACCCGCCTCTTTCTTTTTCCGCAGGCTTGCGAGTGACAGCACGTTGCTCGACCAGAACTCGTCTGCCACCGCCCAGCGCATCACGTCCACCACCGTTGTCAAGCTGTGGCTGTCAATCCGGGTCAGCTTCTCCACCGTGTCTGCACAGGTTTTCAGCAGGGTGTCATTGACCTTCGGGGCCTTCGCTCCTTGCGTCTGCGCAACGTATCCCTGGAACTGCTCGACAAACTCCACGACCTCGGGTGCAAACTCCTCTCGCCATGGCGGGGCCGACTTCTCGGCAGAGTTGTCGGGAGTGTTCTTCTCTGTCTCTGTCTCTGTCTCTGTCTCTGTCTCTGTCTCTGGGGTTACGGTTGAGATACGGTTTTGTAACGCTCCCGTTACGGATTCGTTACATGACTGTTTTTGCTCAATAAATCCGTTTGCCTCACATTCGGCGACCCCATCCTCGACAACTTGTCGCGACAACCTAAGCCTGAAGGCTATTTTGTCCAATCCGTCACGGATCAAACCGGATGTAGGATCTTCATCTTCGCTTGCAAGCAACCACAGCATCGGAAGTAGCGCCCTCGCCTCTGCGCTCATACACTGGTACTCGAAATTATCCAGCAGAGACTTATGGAATCTGATCCAGGGCGGCTTCCTGTCTTTGTATGATTGAAATGACGACCAATTATTTATCTGTATCAATGTCGCACCTCTGTTTTCCTTGCAATCATTCACAGTTTTGTTAAATCATCTGAATGAACCACAATCCAGAAACCCGGCCTGCCATTCTCCGACAGACACACCACCGGCGTCTTGTTTTCCTTCTTGGCACGTACCTTGACCGAATCCCACAATGTGACAACGCTGTGCTTTTTGCGCTTCTTGCACTCTATATATAGCGTCTCGTGGTTGACATCGGCTTTGGTATCATCACCCAGGACGGGGCAACGCTTACCGCCGAAATACGACGCTGCTAGTCTTTCAAACTTCTTCCATGCTTTATCCGCCATGCCTTTTCCTCCTTGCACTCTTGTTCGGACATTCCTCACCTCCGCTTGCCGCACATCCGCGTTTCTCAATAAACCGCCCGGCGCTGCAAAATTCTTTGCAATATTTGGGGTCTACCTCAGTTTTTAACATCCAGCACCCCCTCATCTATCGCCCTGCCCAGGGTTCGGGCTATATACTCCCACTGGTCGCTCCAGGGGTAATCACTGTTGTGCATGGCAAGGTGGTGAGCTGCACAAAGGGGCATTGTCATGTGATCCGGGGCCTTGGTGCCCATGCCGCCCATGCCACCTATACCTATGATGTGATGCGCGTGGTCGGACGGTCTGCCGCAGATTGCGCAGGGCTGGGAGCGCACGTAAGCCAGGTATTTTTTATTGCGCCATTTTTTTTGCTTGAAGTTCATCACAGCCTCCCATACAACACCCGCCATGCCCGCTCTGCTGTTGCAGGCACGATACCGTTTCCCAACAATCGCAGTTCGTCGGTACGATTGTCACAGGTTCGGCACAACTCGGCATAGTCCATCCCACGGGTAAGCCCATTAGGGTTTCCACCCATCGTGGGTTGAGTCTGGCACTCGATTGGCTTCCTATCTTTGCCTGTTCCACCTGATACCTCAACTTGACAGTCCTGTTGTTTTCGCGCGCCTCCACTTCCGACATTTGCCCCCCAACATTTTCGCACGTTGACGGGGTTCTCCACAACTCTTGGTGGCTCCCACTCATATTGCGGTTCTCCCGGTCTTGCGGGCCAAGCATTGCTGCCATAGTTCCTAGAGGTATACTGTTCCGGTTTAGCTGTGACTTCCCTACCGAGTTTTTCGATTCGTTTACACTGATTGTCGGCCATTGCTTCCGGCTGTGGTTCATGTTCGGGTAATGCACTTGCTCCCGCAGGTTCATGCACCCTGCGTTTTTCTCTATCCGTGTCTGGCGTAACTTCTCCTCCGTCCGTACCATGTCCACACAATCGAACGCTTGAGGGGTTGCCCATCCTTTTTGCGAGGATAAACACCCGCTTTCTGCGGTGTGGAGCGCCGCATTCTTCCGCGCTGAATATTCCAAACGTTGCTCGGTAACCATCTTCTTCCAAATCGCTGAGGACTGTGGAGAGTCCAAGCGATATGTGTCCATCGACGTTTTCAAAGAAGCAGTATCGGGGCTGAATAAGCCTAATTGCGTCTCGTATGTACGGCCATAGGTGGCGGGGGTCGTTTGCTCCTCCGCGTTTTCCTGCGCTGCTGAATGGCTGGCACGGGTATCCGGCAACAAGCAAGTCCACTTTTCCGTGAAACTCTGCGCTTGGGAAGGTTTTAAGATCCGGCCATATAGGTGCTGCATCCAACTTTCTCGCTTCCATCTTCGCAACCAAGTTCGCGCAAGCGAAGGCTTCGATCTCGCTATAAGCGATTGTTCGCATATTCGGGATAGCTCTTCTAAGTCCAAGCTGTATTCCTCCGTACCCTGCGCACCATTCAAGTGTTGTAAATTCTTCGGCACTATCCATGTCAATGTTCTTCCCTCCACTCCGGGGCCGGTATCATCAGCCCCCACCTATTCCAGCAGTACCGGATCACGCAGTCTATGTACCTGCTCCATTCCTCCCGGTCTGACTTTTTAAGTTCGCGCTCGGTCTCTATCACCTCACCGTCAAACTCTTTGTAATCCACGCCGATGATCTGCTTTTTCATCCACTTATGGATTTCCTCGGGCGTGAATGTTTCCCCGTAACTCTCTTCAACAAACTGGATGATCGTCTTGTAAATCACCCCAAAGCAGTACGATAGTTGCGGGATGGTCTTTGGTGGTTTATACTTCTTGATAACTACCTCGTGGCCTTCGGGAGCTTTTCTTACGCACTCCAATGCTCGCTCCCGGAGTGCCGCGTTTCTGATAATTATTCGCTGCATTTCACCCCCTCTACGATTACCGTATCCAGCCCTTTGATCCTCCAGGTGTACGGGTATCGCTTCATGCCTGCGTTCTCCATCTGCTTGGTTATCCAGCCGGTGCCGCGTTTGTTGATCTCCTTAACTGGCAGCTCTATTTTTATCTTTTCCTCGCACATATTTACCCCTCAATACTTAAAGCTAAACCTCACGCTCGGCGCCAGGTCTGTAGCACGGCTTTTAATCTTCTTTATGTGTGTGACCTCCCGCGCTCGTTCTTCAAACCCTCTGTCGCCGGGGCGGTACACCTTGCATTCGGGGAGTTCTGATTTCACCTGTGCGCTGGGCGCGGGTATGCTCATCACCTCATCAGTACCTATGTCTGTTTGCCGCTGACGGCAACGGTGGCACACTCTCCGGCTATCTGGTTTTTCTCCCGGCCAGACCTGCACACGAAACACATATCCGCACACCATACACTTAACCTCTGCCTCTTCCAGCTTTGGCCCCAAGCTCTGCATTCTGGCCGTAGAATTGCGCTCATCTATTGTAATTTCACCGTGGTATGTCCATTCTGTGGCCGGGCGACCATTCCCGCGTATGTCGTGTCCGGCGCGGCGCAGGTAATAAATCACCTGGCATGGCTGTTTAGATGACCACGCGAGTTCTGACATCTGCGCATAATCAATGCGGCCGTACTTTTGCAGATGCTCCAACACCATTTTCGTCAAAGGCTTTTTGCGTGGCATATGTCCCCCTAAAATCCTTTGCCGTGCCGATACGGACGAGCCTTATTTTTGCTGGTTTTTTCTTCAAGCATCAGCACCAAATCCAGCGCCATGCCGTTTCCACCGGCGTAACTGCACACGCGGATGATTATGTCCGCCAGCTCTTCCACGTATTCTGAGCGGTGCTGTGCTGTGGGTATTGCGGATGTGTCGGTATAGTCTTTTGCTTGTCGGCGAAAGTCTTCAAGGCAGAACATCGTGTGCTCAAAGGTCTCGCGTATTTCCAGAATTGCCTGATTGTTACCAGGCTCAACATGCTCCAGGGCCTCGGCAATTTCAGTGCCGATGAGTAACAGCTGGGTTTCGTGCTGGGTTACGTCAAAGCCGTGATCCAGGGCATTAACCGCTGATTGTTCGATAAGCTGTAGCAGTGTCATTACGCAGCCTCCCTAAGTTCCACAAGCTTTCCCTTCAATCCGCTATGCCTCAGCGCCCTGACATTGTTCTGACCGTAAGCTACAAGACAACTGGGGGCATTTGCGGTGTTTCCCTGCTCACCGGTTACCTTGTGGAATTTCAGCCGCCCCTTGAAGAAGAAGACAGCATCCGCCTTATCCCATATTTCTGTATGGAATCCGCGCGTCTCTGTCCTGGCAAAAATCAAAGCAATTCCATCCCCGTGTTCAGCCAGCTTGTTGAGCCAGACAAAAGTTTCTCTGCCGTAGGGCGGGTTACACCATATCCGGCCATACCAAGGCATCATCAGGCCGTTATCTTCGACAGAGTAGTGCCTATGTGCCATGCTCCACGGGCGCGTTGCTTGTGTGGGCGCACATGGGTCAAGGTCAAATTGCCCCAGCGCCTCTATAATTTCTGGCGGAGTGAGCCATTCATCGTGGTTTGCAGTGTTGGTGTTGAAATTTTTTACGGAGTTCATGCAGCAGCCTCCAGTTCTTCACGGCGCTGGTGGGCGCTGCGCAAGGTGTCGATTGCTTTCTGGCGTGACATATTGTGCTTAAACATCAGGTGTTCTGCTTCGTCCAGGGCATCGTTGTATCCGTCCAGGTAGGTAACGCCTGGTTCATAGCCATTGGCGGCGGTGTCTACAAAGTGCTGCAGCTCGTCAATCATGCGTGCCGCAATATGGTGGATATAGTCGTAACGCTCGTTATCAATCAGGGTCGCAGGCTTCTTACCGTTGCGCATTACAACGGCTAAGGTCATCTTTCCGCACAATTTCTCAAGGTCAGATGTCACTGCAAAAAATCTTTCCTCCATCTCGCGGATATACTCAACAGCGGGATCGGTTTTCTTCACAACTCCCTGCCCGGTTACGGCTTTGTCCCACCCGCCGAGCATATCCACACGGCGCTTTTTCAGGCTGTCAAGCAATCCAAGGGTGGTGCTGGCGAATAACAGGCATACTTGCGGTGAGTCTAACTGTTGTATTGGCATTTTATTACCTCCGTTCCATTTATAATGATGGCTCATTTTGTCCAAAAAGGGGGGACGACTCTGGCGTACTGTCGCCCCCGTGGTATCTAGAAGGGGATAGAATCATCAGGGTTAAACCCCGGCACCCCTCCAGGCTGTCCGTTATTCTGCGGCTGGCCGTATCCGGATGGGCCGCTTTGCTGGCTGTATCCAGAGGGGCCGTTTTGTGGCTGGGGTTGTCCGGGGTTTTGTCCGGCATAACCGCCAGTGTTTGCGGGAGGTTGGGCGTTATTCTGCTGTTGGGGCTGTCCGGCACCTTGTCCGCTGCTCTGTCCGGGGCTATCCAGCATCTTCATGGTCTGCGCCACAATCTCGGTGCTGTAACGATCCTGCCCGCTCTTGTCCTGCCACTTACGCGTCTGGAACTTGCCGGAAATAAACACCAATTTCCCTTTAGTCAAGTAGGACGCACAGATTTCCGCAAGCTGCTTCCAGGCCACTATGTCAATCCACTCTGTGCGCTCCTGAATCTGCCCGCTTTGATCCTTGAATTTCTCCGATGTGGCTATGGAGAAGTTCGCTACCGGCACACCCGAGGGGGTATGTCTGAGTGTAGGTTCCTGCCCTAACCGGCCTATAAAGTTGCATTGATTAAACATTCACTTGCTCCTTACGTTTGAGTGTCCACGCATATTCGCGTCTGCCATACGGACCAATCGTCTGATGATCTGCCCGCTCTACTTGCCCGCTTTTCTTGAGGTTCGATATTGCCCGCCGCACCGATGTTATGGGCGGGCGTTTGTTAAAGTGGTTCAGCCTCTCCATTACCTCACTCGCACCCAGGGGCCGGTTCGCCAGGAACAGGATTTCAAAAACGTCCTGCTCCTGAGTGCGGGCTTGGGCTTGTGCGGCTGCCAGTTCCTCCCCTTTTAGATTGGTGGTGTTGTAGTAGGTCATGCTGCCCCCTCGATCTTGTGGGGCTCCTCGTGCTCGATCTGTTCCTTGGTGGAGGTGTCAAGAAAAGGGATGTCCGGCTTTTCCTGGCGTAATGCGGCATACGCAAGCTGAGTTTTGGCAGAAGAGATGATTTTCCCCGCAGTGTTGTTGATTTCAACAGCGTCTTTGCGCTCCACAGTGCCGTTCTGGAGTCCTTCAAATACATTGATAAGGTCGTTCCGAATGTCTGTGATTGTGGTCATTTGCTTTGCTCCCTTAGATAGCGTTTGATTTTAAGTTCAACCCGTTTAGCTTCCACAAGTTCCTGGGGGATATCTGCATGTAGCAGTGGGGACCTTCTTGTCATTACTTGGCGCACATATACGTCAGATAGGTTTTTACAGTTCCTGGCTCCTCTCTTCAAAGTGTCCAAGTTCAGTCTTTCCCGGTTTTCCGCATACCTTTCGCGGGCCTTTTCCCGCCTTTTTTTAGCGTTTTTCGCGTCCGATTTTCGGACGGTCTCCCGCCTTTTTTCAGGGTTTTCCGCTACCCATTGGCGCGAACGTTCTAACAATTTACCGCGATTTTTCTCCCTCCATTTCCGGAGATATTCCCTGCGACACTCTTTACACCGAGAGGAGCGTCCGCTCTTTATTGTTTTATCGACACAAAACTCCTCCAGCGGCCTAGCCTCCCCGCATTTCGTGCAGCGTTTTTCCATTAAGCTGCCTCCTTCGCATAATGCCTGCGGATAATCTGGAACAGCTCCCGCAAGGATGATGGTTCTAACTGGTGTCGCTGCGCCCACGCTTCTATTTCATCGATAAGCGTGTACGCTTCGCCCGTAGTTGCCTTCTCAGGTATTGGCACTTCAGCAGGCGTTTGTGCATTCGTTGCCGATGCTTCATGGGCCTCCTCCGGTTCGGTCTTAACCTCCTGCGCACGATCTTCTTCCCTGCACTTGGCATCCGCTTCTTCCCGTTCCTTGCGCCGCGCTTCAGCCTCTTCCCTGCGCTTTACCTCTGCCGCTTCGCGCTCCTTGCGCTCCCTCTCCTCACGTTCGCGCTTTTCCTTCTGCTCCGCTTCGTAGTCCGCGATACGCTGCTGCACCAGGGCCTTAAAGCCTTCGGACTGCTGGTTGATGATCCGCTCCAAATCGTTGAACAGAAAGTGGTAGTCTTTCTGACTGTTGAAAAATTCAAGGTTGTTCTGGATGATCTTTACCGCCTGCGCAATCTCGATCTGCACCCGGCTCAACTCTTCATCCACGGCGTTCTGCAATGATTCCAGGGTGCGCTTGTTCTTCATCGCTGTGCCCCAGTCCGGGATAATGTCGATGATGTTTTCAATGTGCAGGGGGGCAATCTTTTCGTTCACGCTTGCGATATGCTCGCGCAGGGCCTCGTCTGCACTCTGCTCAATCTCGCGCTTTTTCTGCGCCTTGGCATCTTTAACGGCCTTCTCGCCGTGGCTCTGAAGCTTCTGCAGCACACTGTCCATTTCCGCCGCCAAGGAAGAAAACTCAGCGAAGGACACAAACTCACCCTTTACATCTTCCGTTGTTTCCTTCAGGTGCTTACGCGCTGCCTTGACCGCCTTTACCTGCTTTTCCTTATCCGCAAAGTCCTGATCCGTTTCCAGCGGGCGGGCCATTTCTTCCTTTGCGCGTTCCTTCACAATCGGGAGAATATCGCGCAGGTTGGAATAAATGGCGGTGCCGTGTACTTCGTATTCCACCAGGGGGAAACCGTCAGCGTCCGCGCCCTCTACCTGCTCCTGTTTGGCTTTGGGCTTGTAGTTGGCAAGGTCCGCTGCGAACTGGTGCCACCCGGCAATGAGCTTTTCGCGCCGTTCAGGCACAGATTCATAAACCATGGTTTCGCGCTTTTCCATGGTTCCGTCTGAGACGGTGAAAATCACGTGCTGCGCTTCATCCCCGGCAACTAAGAGTTGGTGTTCCAGTTGCCAGTAATAAGCAGGTTCAAGGGTTTTGTTGCGCACATTCTCCGCCAGGGTTTCATTCCACAGTTTGTGCTCCCACAACTCTGATGTTTCCAAGTTACACCCATCGAACGAAGCCAACAGTGGCAGACCTTCAATCTCGCGAGTGGCCACGAGCGGTGGGTAACTTTCAAGCGTCTCCATCTCCAGGATGTCGCGTGCCGCAGCTTCCGCCTCATGCCCACGGTCAAATATCCGCTGCTTTGCTTCTGATACTTCCGGGGTTCTGCCGGTAGCCTTCTCTTCCAGGAGTTGATTCCGGCTTTTGTATTTACTCTCCCCCATCATTGCGGATGCCTCGGACGCGGTGAAGTGTTCAGCGCGTAGTGCGTGCCATTCCGGGGTTCCCTGCTCTATGTTGTCGTGTGTGTTCATGCTGCCTCCAGTTGCTTTATTTGTGTGTTTGTAAGGTTGATGCCCTTGTCCCTTGCCGCGTTCACAATGTCCTGTACGGTGCGCTTACCTTCCTTGACTTGCACCTTCCAAGCCGGAAGATATTGCTCGAACTGCTCTTGCGAAAGGACGGAAGCGCCGTTACTTCTTTGACGCGGTGGTTTGTTTTGGGTATTATGATCGTGATTATTTACACCTGTGGTCCCCCGTTTCTCCTCTTTCCGCCTGTCTGTTGTTTGCGGCAACGCCCAGGCTGGGAGCTTCGGGGGGTTCCACTTAAATGCAGGGATATTGTTGCGCTGATCCCTGCCACTGTAAAAGCGCCCGTTGTCGCAAACTTCTGCAAACCCTTCATCCAGGCCATACAGATAACGGCCTATCCCCCATTGGACAGCGGCCCGCTTCATCGCCCCAGATAATCCGCCTTTGGTTGCTTCGATCTGGCTTTCCTGGGCACCGTCCCATTTCGTAACCCACTCACCATCTATCTTGATAGACAAACCGCACAAGAATGCACCTTCAATATGCACAAACTCGTTCTTCCAGTTTTCCGGGCCTGCTACATCGTCTAAACGCTGCATAATCGCGCGGTTGGTTATGTAAGCAAGAACCTTTGCCCACGGTTTGTCGTTCCTGCCAACACCCTTCTGAGCAATGCGCCATTCCACATCATCAGCAGGGAACGGTTCAGCGAACCTTTTAAAGTCAATCTTGCTCATATCGTCATCTCCTCCGCTTCCATGTCCTTCATGCGGTGGTATAGATAATCCCCGCGCTCCTCTTCAAAGTCATACAGGCTTTGCGCGTCGCATCCACAACGGTTGCCTGCTTCGTCCAGTTGCCCGCAATATGGGCAGATACCCCAGTCATCGTGTGATTCCCTCATGCTGCAACCTCCTTCAGTCTTTTAATTCGCTGATACATTCGCTGTATCTCGATGTCGATCTCTGCGTCTTCCTCCCGCAGATGCTCGATTGCCTGGGTCACGTGCGCCCTGGCCCCACGCAATTCCTTTATGTAGTTGTTCAAATCGTCAACGCTGCTGGTGTCCAGCCCTTGCCTAAAAGCATCCCAGTTCATGCCGCGCTCCTTTTCCTGATAGTCTCCTCCACACTTTCGATTTTGGCGGTAAGTTCCACTTCCTTTTCCGCCAGCTCATCCACCCTTGCCCGTGCGCGTTGCAGGTCTTGGCGGGTCTGCCTACGCGCTGCGTGCAAGGTCTCCAAAAACCACTTCAGTCCTTCGCTCATTTCAACACCTGCTCCATGTTGTAATCCCATGCTCCACCTTCCTTGAAGGTCAGGTAAAAACACGTTGCCAGAAGGGTGAGCATTACGATGGTTAATATCGCGTTCTCCAGCCTCTTCACATCGCCCTCCGGTTCCAGTATTTATTTCTCCAGCGGATGACCTCGCCCTTCTCATACCGCACAGGCCGTAACCCTATAGAGCGGGGGAACTTCGGATGCTGCCTCAACTCCCATAGGCGTCGCCTTGATATGCCGAAAAAGACATCCTTCCTGATTTCCTCCATCGGTACGATTTCCTCTTTCATGCCGCAATCTCCCTGCTTATTCTTACATGCGGGGAAATCCCACATGTAATGTCCGTTTTTCGGATAATTAACCTTCCTTGCCCTTGGTGCGGTAATTCACAACATTGGACTTGCTGTTTTCCTTGGCATAATTGCTAATCTCTTCAAGAAGTCCACTAAAGCTATCGACAAACCAATGAGGCTGCGTTTCTCCCTGGCTTGCGCGGTGGGTGATATTCTTGCCGTACTTTTGCCCCGCGTCAGAGACAGCCTTGAACTTCTTTTCTTTGCCGCTGTTGCTGCGTCTGCTGTGCTCTTCCAGGTAGCCCATTTCAAGCAGGGCGCTGTTTGCCTTCCGTGCGGTAATTCGTGCGCCGTGCTCACTTAACAGGTCGGTGATGTTCTTGGTGACTCGGCTGCTGCCGGTAGTGGTAAGACCTTCATCCACGGCATACTCAATCTTCAGGACATCGCCCGGAATGCCGTAGTGTTCGGTAAGATGGTAAAAGGCTTCAGCCTTGCCGCTGTTGCTGTAGTTAAGGTGTTTTGCGATTGCCGCCACACCTTCTACGGCGTCTGCCATAACCATGCGAGGGATGCCGTGGCGAGGCCTAACGGCTCCAGTCTCAAGATCGTGCCACCGCTTGATCACCGCCGCCCTTCTCTTGACGTCATACCCCGTAACAAGCACTTCTGTGTAGTAGCGGTTGAGTTCAAAGCACGGGAGGCTTCTCCCTGTGGAATCTTTGTACTGAGCCGAAAACTCGGCTGAGTGAATTTCCAGTGCTTCAAGCATGTTACGAATGTCTGTCATGACATGCTTGTGCTGCTTCCCGGTCAGCTCCGCTATTTCGAGGCTGGTCATTGTCTGCTCTGACTTGTTCATAAAACTGAGTACGCTCATTTTTAATGATTCCCTTCCTTGCAAAACCCTCTCTGTCGGGTACGCTTAATTTGCGACCTTGCGGCTCTGGATAAATTCGTCTAGATCGCGCCGGTCGTAGCGCAACCGCTCCTGCCCCTCAAGATGTGTGGTGGGGATGTTCCACACCTTGTTGCGCAGTTTGTCGCGCAGAGTGGTAGGGGATACGCCTAAGTATCTGGCTGCCCCGGCGTGTGAAAGTAGTCGGCTGTCATTCATGCTTTGCTCACCTCCTCGCTGTGTGGTAAAAGGTTTCATTCTGATTCGTTCTGACCTGTTCTGTGTCGTTGTTTGCAGTAAGACAATAAACGGAGTTCCGTTAACTGTCAACGGTTTTCCGTCAACTTTTTTAGGTGGGAGCATGGGTACTGTAGGCGAGAATATAAAAAAGATATTGAATAACAGGGGTTTATCCGTAAACGCTGCGGCAAAAAAATATGAATTGAAGCAGTCAACTCTTAACGAAATAGTTACCGGAAAAACCGGTAGCCCCCAGATGGAGACGCTAAAGAAAATCTCAAGTGCGCTAGGGGTGTCGGTAAGCGAGCTGTTGCGCACGGATGGTGAAGCTGTTTACCCGGAAACAATACGTGACGGGGGCAGCGTCGCAGGTGAGGATTCGGGCAAAATGCCTTCTGGCTTCGTGCTAATACCTCGATACAGCGTCGAGGCCTCTGCGGGCGGGGGCAGCGTCGTTGCAGATGAACAGGTCATTGACCGGCTGGCTTTCCGCGAGGATTGGGTGCGTCATGCGTTGGGCGTCAAGCCTAGCGATCTTGCGTTAACGATGACGCTTTATTTTTTGGCATTTGGGATAATTGCAATCATTACGGTATGTTGTGACGTAAGATTGCACGCGGGGAATACTGCTGTAAGTGGTTTTTGAAGTGGTTTTTCAGGTGTTAAAAAATCCCCCGGCAGAAGGAGGGGCTACCGGGGGCAATGGCAATCATTCTTTTGTCGGATAATGCTTCCCCAGTCTTTTGCGAGCGAACTTCGCAGCACGCTCAAATGCGTCACGCTCTGGTCTGCCGTGGCATCCCTTGCAGCTGGATAAGTGACAGCATCCGTAAGCTATTGCGACCGGGCATTTATCTTTCATCAGCCTTTTTTACCGCTAATTTTGCCGCGTCTTCTATTTCGCCTAAAGCAAAGTCGACACCTACCATCAACCCTTGAGCCTTCAGGTCATTTATCAGTTCTTTTTCGACCTTTCGGCGGTCACTCTTACCGACCTTGCCCTTGATTTCGCTTGCTTTGTTATACGCCAATTTAACCGCTGTCTCCGCAACGATGGGCGTCAGGCGGTTAAATAATGCTGCCGTCGAAGGCCATACAATCTTTACGAAAAAACTCTTAATCGCTCCCCACATCTACAATCACCTTGCCCTTCCCGTAGTGCCACATACCGAACGCTCGGACTGCGGCATACATTAAATACCTACGCCAGGCGCTTACCCCAGACGCTTCCATCGCCTCAAGAAATACCTTGTCTGCTAAATCGCGGCTCACAATCTGTTGATTGTAAATCCAGTCATGCACTACCGCTGCTTCGTCTGCACACCCGCCAGCAACCCACCAAATCCCCGGTATCCTTGGCACACTTGCGTAATCGGTAACAAATCCACTGGGTACACTTATCGTCTGCCCAGCTATTGCGCTGGAGTACACGAGTGGGGCAAAGAGCTTCCACAGCCCGCGACCTTGATACGTGCCTATTTTGACGGCATTTAGCTGGGTAAAAAACTCAGGTTTTAACGGCATGTCTGCTCCATTCAACCGCCATGATTAGGATGATAGCGTGTCTCCGGTTTGTAGTTGACGCGTTCGCGGTATTCCTCTGCCTTGCCTTTGTTGTAGGTTTGAACCGGGCGGAAAAACCCGGTTACGCGCTGGTATACTTCCGTAGGTGCGTTGCATTTTCCGTTTGCCATCTAACCCTCCACCTCAGTTAGTAATTCCAACTTCCTGCGCTCCATCTCAAACAGTGCTTCACATTGCGTCATGTTTGCAGAGCGCATTACTCGCTGTGTAGAGCCGTCTTCAAGGGTGATGATGCCTAACACCAACACCTTATCTTCAGGGCCTATGGATTCCAGGGCGGAATGGAGCGCGGCATCCGCACCCCATCTCTGCTCCGGCAAAACCTCTATCTTTGCCATTACCCCACCACAACCCAATCTTCTTCGAGAATGTCAGACTGCGATGCAAGCCACATCTGGTGCGTGCCATCAGCGCAGCGCATTTGCAGGTACGGGCGCACCTTGAACAGCTCCCCTTCTGCAAGGCCGAAGGCTTCAGCGGTATTCTTGTTTGCCGGGATACCTTCGGGGTAGCCCTTCTGGTACACGACAAACATACCTTTGCCGTTCCACCCCTTCCGTGCGATCTTGCAGCCTTTCTTTGCCGCCTCGATTGCCATGCCGAACGTCATGCCTTCGGTCTGGCGGTAGGCGCGCTCGAAAACATCCTTAGGCGACCAGCTTACATAACCCTCGTATGCCTCGGTATTGGCCTGTCCACCGTCTACATACTCGACCAGATAGCCCTCATCTGCGCCGTTCTCATCTTCGGGCAGTTCCCATCCACGAAAATCGTTGTACTCTTGGCGGTTCATGGGTTTTGCGTTGATAATTTTTACTCCGATGTACCGTTCCATGCTTCCTCCTGAATCTGAATAGTTATCAGCTGGGGATGCTACACCGCTGCAACAAACCCCGTTACTCCGCCTACATCCTGGTAGGTGAGCTGTGCCGCTATTGCGGACTTGAGCCCGATGCTTACGCAGAGCGGGAACTTAACTGGTGGGCGCGGGTAGAATCGAACTACCAAAGCGTTAGCGACAGATTTACAGTCTGTGGGGCTCACCACCTGCCCAACGCGCCCTTGTTTTTATTTCTTGCTCAGCCGTTCAAACCCGTACACAAGTTTAGCCGCGAACTTTCGGGCTTCTTGAAGGTTGTCGCCTTGGAGTAAGAACTTTATTGCCAGTAATATGTATCTGAGTTTCTTCAATTATCCCTCCGCTACCTTGCAGGGCCATCTATCCCAACCGCTACACTGCCGAGCCGTCCGGCACGGGCAAACTCCACAGCATGAGTACGGGCAACGTTGCCAGGTTGTGCGTGACATGTTTTGCAGCTTTTCGAGCGGCAGGCCCCGTAGGCTTTGATTGCTATGCACCCGCTATTCTCCCTCATGCTTCTCTAGCCTCTGTATCCGCTTTTCGTGGTCCACGAGCAGTTCCCGGTTTTCAAATATGCGGTCATCCAAGTGCTTTATGCGTAGGCTCGTGGTGCTCATTTGTCCGCCGATCCGGGCCACATCTTCGCGTATTTCGGTGCGCATTTCTCCCATAGTGCGGATCATCTCCTGCCGCGTCTGAAGCGTCTGGTTGATGTTATATCCGGTCAACACCAGGATGGTTCCGAACGCTGCCAGAACCAGGGTTACGGTTACTTTCAGGTTCCCAACTTTGTTGTGTATGTCGTGGCATGTTTCCGACAATTTCACCTCCCGAAGAGCCACGGCGATGCAATAATTGCTTCTGCGATTGTTCCAGCGATTGCGCTTGTATAGTGGGGGCTGGTCAGGCGCTTGCGTTCTTCGGGGTGGGTCAGAAAGCCAAGCTCTACCAACACCGCCGGGCCGCGCGTGCCGGTGAGGACCGCAAAGTTTGCTTCCTTGTCCGGGTCTCCATCGCTGTAGTCGGTGCGGTAAGTGATATCCGGATGATCAGCCTGCATGTAGGTGTAGATGTTTGCGGCGGTTGCGTCTGATGGGGTTTCTCCGGGAGAAGTGAAAACCTCAAACCCGTGTGCTTGCTCGCTGGATGCAGCGTTGCAGTGGAGTGAGATAAAAAGCGCGGGTCTGATCTTGTGCTCGATATTGCACCGCTCCTGGAGGTCCGCTCCAAGGTCTGGTTTTAGCTCGTGGTCTGCCATGCGCGTCATAAGCGCGTGTATGCCCTTCTCGCGCAATCTCTCGAACAACTGGTACGACACGCCAAGAGTAATATCTTTTTCCTTCACACCGCCCGCTACGGCACCGGAGAAGATACCTCCGTGGCCGGGGTCGATAAGAACGCAGTAGTTTTCCATAAGTCCCCTGTGACAAACTGAAAGGTTATACTTATGAGTATACCACTGTGTACCCATTGTACTCAATAGCCAAGACACAAAAAAGGGGCTGCCCGTGAAGGCAACCCCTTAGTTTTGCTGTATGTGTGGTTAAATCAGAAGATCGTGGCAAGAATAATTATCAACACGATACCCAGGAGCATCATTGCGAGTGAGTTGCCGGCAAAGAACACCCCGCCTATCACCGTGAGCATTAACAACCACCCCTGGTTTGCCATAATCAGAATCCTTCCCCGTAGATCTCTACGGCTCTCTTTTGCAGCTGGTTTTTCTGCTGCTGTAGCTTACGGTTGCGTGCGTCTTTTATTGCCGGTGCAAGGCTTGAGCGGGCTATCTTATCCATTGTGCGATTGATTTCGGATATTTGCCGCTTGTAGCGGTTCAGGCCTTTGCGTTTCTGCAACAGTTCGCGGTTGTCGTCTATAAGTTCGCGGGCATCATCCCGGCGTCCGTACTTCATGTACTTGTTAACGGTCTTGTATATCTGATCCGCCTCGTTGACCATATCGTAAAAGTAGCTGGAATACTTTACACTTCTGGGGTCATACTCACGGAAGAAGCGCTTTATCACCGGCATCTCCGTAAGCTGCATGGTTTCTTTCTTATCGATCATCCCCGCCTGCTCCATCATCCGGTCAGCCATCCAGAACATGATTGAACCGACAGAAGATGTGTATCCCCGCACTAAGTGTTCAAGCTGTTTCGGGCTTCTCAGGAAGTCCGGCGCTATATCAGGCATAGCTTCTGCGAGTTTCACATAACTCACCGGCGTGCGGGTGTTGTACTGTGCTTCCGGGTCGAGGTATTTATCGAACCCGACAATGGGCGAATCAAAGAACCGGTTGCGGTCTATGGCTATTTCGTATGCCGGTCTTACCAACTGCGGCATGGGATCGAAGGCGAACGTGTCCATTACCATCCGCTTTGTGGCGTCTGCGAGAAACCTTGTTTCGCCCTTGCTTACCGCTTCAGCAATACGTTCTGGAAGCATACCAAAGATTGCGCCAACTTCAAACGGTTTCGGGAAACGATAGTGTCCGAACGGGGTAAAAAAGTGCCAGTAAATATCTTTATCCCACTCCGGGAGATCGTCGTACTCTTCCCGATCTTTGTTCGCCATGTACAGCGCCAGGGAAGCCATGCCCAACATTGCACCCCGTATAGCAAATGTGCCGGGGTTCTCCTTTGCCCCACGGTATAAGCGGTCCAGGCCCTGAATACGTGCGTTCAAGAAGGGTACGGTATCCATCATAAACTTCATTATCACCCCGTCACCGTGGCGGGTGAAGTTCATTACGTCCATTGCCTGATATGCGGCCTCTGTCTGGGTGTATCCCCGGTTGAGATAATCCTGCATGACTGCCAGACGGTTTGCATTCTCGGAGGCGTTGCCCATCTTCTGCCAGAACTGCCAGATTTTACCCGGGGAATCCAGCACCGTCTCGGAGAAGTTTTTATCTTTCATTTTCTTTTCGATCTGGTTCGCCATCTTGCGCACATCTTTGGAGCGGGTGTTGTAGAAGCGCCCACCCCCGGCACCGGCTGCCATCATCTGCCAGAGCATCGTGTCCTCGTTCCACGCCTTCATGCCCTGCTTTATCCCGGAGAGTACCGGTATCATTTTTGTACCTGTAACCATCCACGTGCTTATGGAGTCACGCAGAAAGTTCGCCAACATAAACGAAGGGTTAGCCGTAACGGTGTTGGTCAGCAGGCTTTTAGACATACGGAACAGCTTTAATACGTTGCTATCCGTGCCGCCTACGCTCTGCAAGCTGCGCAGGAAGAGGGGGTCGTTCACGCGGTAGTATTTGCGCTTCCCATCTTTGAGAATATGAACAATATCCCCGCCTTCAGGGCTGAATTTACGCAGGGTCTTGCGCCATGCTTCCTGCTGTCCTTCGTCCATAGCGTCGTAGTCGAGGCCTACACCGTTGACGTACTCGCGTATCTGCTCCTCTTCCATGTTCGCAGCCGATCCTGCCACCGCTTCCGCGTGCCCAGTTTCAAGCCCCAGGTCAATGGCGCGTTCAGCAGCGATGTTCTTATAACTGGCGTCCACCAGCTTGGTCATGTTCATTACCATGTTTTCCAGTACGCCGCCGTGTTTACTTACACCGCCCTTGAGCTTGCGTATTCCGCTTGTCTGGCTTGCTACGCCGCCTTTTTTCATCGGCCCCTTGGCGTCGTCCATGTCGTCGAGGATACGGTACATGGGGATATAGTCGTTGCTCTCCCACAACTTGCGGCTTTCCGGGTCAATTACTCCTGCTGATTCGGCAAAGTCCAGGATGGATTTATTGAACGCCTGATATTCGTCAAATATCGCCTTGAAGTCCGGCTTTCCGTTTGTACCGTCGTATTCTCGTTCGAGTTTCAGCAGTTCCTTTATCTGCTCGTCACTGTAGTTGTTCTCGCGGTTCTGCGCTTTCAACTCCTTGGCACGTCGCGCCCCGGCGTAACCTTCCCACAGGCGCGTAAGCGATCCGCCCTCGTACTGAAACAAGGGTTCAAAGATTTGCAGGAACCCTTTGCCGTTTTTTGGGTCAACAAGCTCAACCCAGCCGTTCTTGTTCCGGCGTATCTTGCCCTTCATGAAGATTGCCGCCATAACGGAATCAAGGTTCTTGGTAGCACGTAACGCCTTGGATGGGGAAAAGTCAGCGTCCAGAAGTTTGCCGTATTTCTGCTTTTCCGCTCTCTCTACACTGGCATATTCGTCAAATACCGATTGGCGGATGTTCTCTTTATTGAAGTTTTCGCTGATCCCCTTCATCCAGTCCTGCACGCGCTCATGCCAGGACATTTCATCTTTAGGGACCGCCTGTGTCTCGCGCAGGGCTTTCTCCTGCGCTTCGGTGCCCTTGGTGCGCTTGCGGGAGAATACGGGTTGCTCGCTGCCTACCATAGCGTCTGCTTGCGCTAAAGCCTGCTCTATGGTCTGTGCCTTGCTGAACCGCTTAATCCCCTGCGCCGCAAGTGCGGTCAAGTCACCTTCGGTCAGCTTTGTTACCGGAATACCGTTGCGGAACATCCATGCCTTCACCGCTGAGATGATCCGCTTAACCAGGCTGTGCTCTTTGTGGTTCTGCACCAGGTACGCCAGTGCTTCCTCGTCGCGCACGTTGGCAGCGGTATCTTCCGGCACGGAGTTGTACGCTTCCCGCACTTTGGGGGTGTTCTTGAGGTTCTTAAACTGGCGCATGATCTCGCCCTTGCGCTTCTTAAAGGCCGGGTCGTTACGCAGCAGGAGGTGCAAGCCTTCGTGTTTCAGCAGCCCGGCGGTTTCACCTTTCTCTATCTGATCTGCAACGAGGTAGATAGTGCCGTCCTGGTAGACGCCGGCAATATCGCCGTTCTTGGAGTAGAGAGCGGTAATTTCAACATCAGCATCGTTAAATATGACATAGTTGTAGTTGCCTTCACCTTTGCTGCGGCTTGACCCGTCAAGATACTTGATACCACGGATGCCGAGGGAGTGGAGGTATCCGGAGGCGGCTTGTTGCGACCCAAGCGACATATTGCCAGAAAGGTGTTTGTAAAGATTTTGCCCTGAACCGTCTTTCAGTATCCCCGGCCCCATAGCATCAGACAGCGCCGTCTTCACCTTCTCGCTCTGTTCACTCAGCGGCCTGTCCCAGAGAAGGTACTCATCTTCCTTTGGTGCGAGTTCGACTTGGTAGAGGTTGCCTTCATTGCTGATGCGGATTACTTCATCAACGTCACCTTGGGATTCCGCGCTAGTAATCAGGCGCTTTGCGTCAGTGTCAGATAAATAATCCTTCAAATCTGCGTCTTTTTTTAAATAATACGGAGTCCTGTCATCCTCTCCAGTGCGCCGATCCTTAGAAAAAACTTCCACCAGCCAGCCTCGCCCACCTTCTGGCGCTTCGTAAGACCGTACTCGCGTTTTGTATGGAAGCTTCCCAGATAATTTTTCCTTATACCACTCCGCCACCCTCCGGCTTGACGCAAAATAAAGACCATGCCCGTAAGCCTGCGCTCCCTCACCCGTACCGATATTTTCTGTGCTGAACTTATCAAACCTGTGGGGCGACCCGTGCCATGCAGCGGCAAACATTCCACGCGCCACGTTTGGCAAGTCCTTCACACTCTGCACCACCTTCAGTTTACCCGCGTTCTTCATGCGCTCGAAGCCTTTGCCGAGGAAGGCTTTAGCTTCTTTTTCTACCTGTGCGGTGGTGTTGTTGGTTTTCTGTGCCGAGCGTGATTGCAACTGTTCTTGACCGGCTTCTTTCAAAAACTCTGCCCTGTCCTGCTCGCTTTCAAACTGGAAGCCCGGCACTGCACCGTTGCGGCTAAACTTGGAGTAATAGCCGTTGTGCTTTTTCGCTATTGAGTTGAGTCGTTTATATTCTTCATACGGAACACGCTCAATGTTTGTTGCCACATAGAGGTCGATGCCTTTTTTTGCGTGAGTGGTTTGCGCGAGTTTGAAACCGCTTTCGCTCCCTTCCGCCTGGGGCGCGATAGCTTCTTCTGCTGGTTCCGCCTTAGTACGTTCCGGTATGCTGGAATCTTCTATGCGCTCGAAAAACTCTTTAACACCAGTGGCACTTGAATAGTCGCGGGTAGCTGTCTCGGTTGATTCGCTACCTTTGTCAATAACAACTATCCGTGCCTTAACCGATGTTCCGGCACGCTCAAAGGTTGATGATGGCAGACTTATTTCAGCCCTTAAACTCAGGTCTGGTGTAAGGCTCTTGCCCTTCTCATCTTCAGCATAGAACCAGTTGTCAAAACGCTTATCCGCTGCCGGACCGGTTGGGATAATTGCCACAACACGGCCACCGTCGCGCAGATGGTTGGTTGCTTTCTCCAGATGTTCTATTGCGGTCTTTCCGCCTTTTCCAAATGGAGGGTTCATAACAATAGCGTCGTACTTATTGACCTTGTGGAGATTTTCAAAGGTGTCAGTAATATGCTTGCCCTGGGCCACCATGCGAACCTTTGAGCTTAATTCAAGGGATGGTTCAACGATGGTAGCGTTTACATTTTCGGGTATCCAGCGGGCTATGGCGCCATGTCCGGCTGAAGGTTCAAGCACATCTTCACCGCCACGAACATCTGCCCACTCAACCATTTTCAGGCCGAGCGGTTCTGGCGTGGCGAAATAATCCAAGCCCTCTTGTGCTTTGCTCTTACTGTTGCGTTTGAGCTGGGAGTAATACAGCGACATGGCGCGGTCCCATTCGGTCAGCGCCGCGTTTGCCGCAGCGTCGCGCTCCTTGCCGCCGGTTCCCTCTCCAGGGTGTCCTGCCGGGTAGCTGTCGGACTCCTCGAACGCTTCAATGAACCCATCCATGAGGGCGCGGGCTTCTTCACCCATTGCCAGGTTTTCTGCTGTTGATGAACGCTGCGCTATGGTTTGCGCAAAAGCAATGCGCTCCCAATTTGTGCCCGTATTCAAGTAGCGGAATATCGCATTGGACGCCTGCCCTACGCGGTAAATCCTGCCCTCTTGCTGGATTGCCATTGTGGGGCGCTCCGGCAAGCCAAGGTTAAACATTACACGCTGATACTTGCCGGTGGTGTCGTGCCCACTCCAGCCGGAGTTTTTGGCAGACTGCACCAGCATTACCATAGGCCCGGAATCCTCGTCGTTGAAACGCTTGAACGATTCCAGATTTTCCCGCTCCTTGAAGTCTCCGTTCACAATAAGGAGTTCGTCATCAAACGCTTGGCTAAATGTTGCCACGGGAGAGTTTAACCCTTCAAAGTCTATCTGCTGCAAGTCCGGGCGCTCCGCCTCAAACTGCTTCACCAGGTCGCCAAGGGTCATATCAGTCTTGGCTATTTCTTCTTTGCTGTTGCGCAAAGTCCCAAGGTCAAATGGATTGAAACCACCGCCCTTTTTATAGTCGTGGAAAACCACAACCTTGCGCCCCTTACTCAAGTGGTCTTTTATCAAGGGCACAGATTCACGCGCCTTGATAGCCTCAAGTAGGTATCGCCTGGAGAGATAGTCAAAGCGTTTATTGATAATGTCAGCCAGCGGGCGGTATTGCTCATTGTCCCACAAGAATTGTAGGCCATCATCAATCTTGCTGCCAATGGCGTTTTCGGTGAGGACAAAGCGGCGGTCATAGTCTTTATCTACACTGAGCATCCGCGTAGACAAAACCCCTTCTTCACGCAGGCGCTTGTTGAACATGCGCTGCATCAGCCCCCGGTTTACTTCCTTGTCCGGCTCATTCAACCTATGGTACCGGATACGATAACCGAAGTTTTCAACCATGAACTTCTCAAAACCACCCTGGCGGCTGTTGCCGATATAGCCCTCTTCGGGATAATCGAACAGATAACCCTCAAGATAGTCCACGTTCTTTTCGTAGGGTATGGGGGTGGCGGACAGAAATGCAACCCTGGTGCGCTGTTCGTCGGGCATGTTTTTTATCTGGTCAACAATTTCGTTGTTAGCCTGGTCGAGTTCTTTTGTCAGCGCATCGTACTCTTCTTTCAGCCCTGCGTACTCTTTTTCAAGGTCGGTCCGTTGCATGTCCGTGGTATCGTCCAGAGCATAGAGGCTACGATTGGACTGCATTGATTCTTTGAGTTGATCCCGTTCCGCTATCTTATCGCTATACAGCATACGGAAGCGGTCATAGGTGCCACGCGGGTTGGATGTTATGGCTCTCAGGGTTGCAAGTGCGGAAGTCTCCTTGCCACCCTTGTTGCTCATAAGGTTGTCTGCTTCGTCGGGAACCACTAAATCCCATTCACGCTCTGCTAGTGAATTGTTGGCGCCCATGTTGGCATACGTGGTAATAACTATCCCGTTGCCGCTGTCCTTGGTGTCCTTGAGTTTTTTTATATCAAGACCGAGGGCTTTGCCGGATTCAATCCAGTCATCTATAAGTTTAGCGTTCGGAACCACGATCAAGACGTTATCTTTGCCACGCATAGAGAAGCGCTTGATAATACCGAGGCCGGTAAATGTTTTACCCGTACCTGTACCGTTGGCAAACAATACCCCCGTGCCTTTCGGCTTGCTGAATCGCTGTTCGGCAAAGTACACATCATCCTGCTGTTCTTCATACAACGCGGGAAGTGTTTCGGCTATATTCTCGCGATCTGCGAGTTTTACGCGCTTGTGCTCTGCTTGCTTCTGCTGTTTCGCAGTTTCAGCTTTCTCACGTCCTTTTGTAGCAGTTTCTCCAACTGCTTCTGTTGCAACGGGGTCAACCGCCGATCCAACGAAGCTAACATCACCGCCTCGCTCACCGTTGTTACCTCCGGGAGTGCGCTGCGCAGCTGCAACTGATCCGTCTGCAGGATATGCCTGCTGATTGCCACGTTTTCCAGGAGCAGGGGTTTCACGTCCAGGTACGCCGCCGCTATTTTCTGCGCTATCCCCTTGTTCCGCAGAGCTTCGTACTCCTTGCCCTCCTGTTGCGCTATCGCGAACTCCCCGGTTAGGGGAAACACCTCTTGCGCCCACTTCGTCGCCAGTTCCTGCGTCTCGGCTATCTCGTTCCACACTTCCTGGGGTACGCTCGTCAGTGACATCTTCACCTCCATTTACCTTCAGTATATCGTCAATTTCAGCACTTTCAACTGTAGCAGCAGAATCCATATCTGCGTGCATCTCTGCCGCAGAAGGTTCATATTTCACCGCCATGTACCACGCCTTGAGGTGCGGCCTGACCATATCACCCATATCCTCAACCATGGCTTTGGCATAGGCTGCAAACGTGCGAGCGCCTTTCTCTATGTGATATCCGGCAAGGGTAATACCCGCCTGCATCAGCTTTGGATCAATGCCTGCGTTGACCCTGCTCAAACTCGCCCGGATTATCTCGCGTGCCTTTTCTGCCGCCTCGTCGGTATATATTGTGTTCTTGCTAACTTCAGGTTTCGGTTTTTGTTCTTGCGCTCCGTTGCCTGCAAGCGGCTCTTTCGCTGGCTTCTCGTCCGGCTGCGTAACCTCTTTCTCACCAAACACCTTGCGCTCGACAAACTTCATGCGCTCTTTGGGGAGGTCTGGCTGTGTCGCTGTTTCGTCAGACGCTACGGGGTTGCCAACCTGCTGCCACGCCTCACCATCATAGTCTGCCGGGTCTGCGGTTCTATCATCTTCTACGTTACGCTGTGTAAGCGCATTGGAAACGTCCCTTGCGGCTGTTTCGTCAATGCCGTACCTGCGCATCAGGTATTCGTCCAGGTCGCCCTTGGTAGTGCGCTGCGATACCTTGAACTTGCCTTTTTTGTCAAGATTGGAGGCATGATTCAGAGCTGCCCCTCTCCAGCGAGCGGCTTCCTTTACCATTTCCTCAAAGTCGGGTGCGGCAGATTCGCTACGCTGACCCTGCCCTGCCTCGATTGCTACGTCAGCCGTGGGCTGTGCAGTCGCTTCGGTTGCCTGTTCCGTTTCGATCATTTTCGTGGCGTCAGGAAATTGATCCGGGTCTACTTCTTGTCGCACATCCCCTTCTGCGCTTTCGGTCCCGTCCCGTTCTGTGGTCCCCGCTTCAGGCCCTTGCGCTGTCTCTGCTTGTCGATCAGTTGTTTCACCTGTTTCGCTTTGTCGCCCATTGGATTTCCTTTCAATTAAATTGTACAGTTCTGCGGCAATCTCACCATCGCTCAAGTCAGATTCGAGCAACGCATCCACGCTGTTCTCGTCGGCCACATCGTATGCCTGCATGGTAAGTTCGTGCAGGGTCTTTGTTTCGCTGTCCAGTTCGTCATATACCGCCTGCTCGCGTTCGTCCATCTCAAGATACTGGCTTGAGGGCTTATCCTTTGTGGCCTGGCGGGTGCGTACAAGGTTCTGCGTGTCGGTACGGCGCTGCAATACTTCGCCCACGCGCCCCTGGTTGCGTTCATCACGGTAGGCGTCGGCTACTATCTCCACCGCAATGCGCTGATTCTCGCCCAGGGGTTCGCCGTTTGCGGCTTTTTCTACCGCATTACGGAGTTTAGGCACCGACCCGGCAACGGCTATGGCATCCTGCGCCCATGCGGGATTGGTTGAGGGGGTGCGCTGCCCAAAGTGTCCGCGCTCGTCGGCGTTTACTACGGAACCCATACCCATCTCGTCCTTCGTCTGGACATTCTGGCGCACGTATTCGGGGAGTATATCGCGGTATTCCTTGCGCTTCATTACCGGAATAAACTCTTTGCTTCCTTCTTTGCTCACCCTGTCGGCGTTAGTACGCTTCTCCGGGGCTACGCGGGTCAGGCGGTCGAAGCGTGCCTGCAACCTCTTCAGTCTGTTGCGCTGTGGCTTGTTAAGGTCCTTCTTTCTCTCAAGGTTGCGAATCTGGCGCATTGTGTTTTCACGCAGTTGCGCGTAATTGTCCACCTGATTTACCCGTTTCTGCGCTTCCTGGAACTGTTCGCGGGTAAGGCTCTGCTGTTGGCGGTCTCTTTCGCGCAGGGCGATGTTGGTGCGCTCTGTCTGCTGTTCGGGGGAAAGGTTGTCGCGATAACTGTATGGCAACATGCGCCCGGTCTGCTCGAACATCTCCGGCGACATATATCCAGACCGGGGTGCGTCTGACGGAAGGACTGTAGGCTCTTGCTCTGCAACGACCTGCTCCTGATACGGGAGAAGTCTTTCGGGTGTGGTAAGCAGGCCCGTTCCCGCGTTTCTTCTCTGCGATACCTGCATGACAGATTCACCGGGGATCGTGTCGCCGAACTGACTGTCTCTTATGCGGGCGCGTTTCGCGCGCTGATCTTCCTGCGCTGCTACTCCACGCCATGCTCCCTCCCACCGCTCGGTGGCTGTCTGCTCCAGTGCGGCAGTCTCGGCCTGCACCTCGTTCGTCATATCGGTGATAGGATCGCCGGTCTTGGGCACTGACTGCTTTGCTTGCGCTATTTTGGCCGAGATGTTCTCTTGCGCTGTGCCACCGCGCGACACAGCTCCAGTTACACCGCCAAACACGCCGCCAGCCAGAGCCCCAACGCCTGCGGACTCGCCCAGGCGAGACTTCACGTTTTCCGCGCTCAAACCTTCATTGGTGGGGTCATTCATATACAGGTTTGACAGGCTCATTAACTCCTGGAACGACTCTTGTGCCGCCTCTGCAGGAGCCTGTTTTGCACCCTCTGTTATGGCACGGGCTATTATGCCGGGGTTATTTTTCTGTATACCCTCTTTCGCCATGCGTGCATAACGGCTATCCAACACCTTATCCAATATGCGGATATTACCACCGGCTGTTTCCACCAGCGCCGAAGGAATGGCGGTAGCAATGGCTGAGGTAACGCTTGCGTCATCTACGCCCACCACGTCTACCGCTTCACCGAAGTTGCCCCCAGCCTCCATTTGGAGGGTTGCGCCCACAGCGCCCGCTCTACCGCCCAGCTTCTTCAATGTGGCTTTCTGTGCCTGTTCAGTGGCCTGGTCGATTATTTCCTTGGTGACAGCCTCGCGCCCGTGCTTCTTGGCATAGCTCTCCACCATATCACTTGACAGCTTGCCTATAGCTTTTTTGAGAATCGTGCGCCCTGCTGTTGCACCGGCTGCGGTTCCGGGACCGGGAGCAGCCATGGTTCCTATCGCCGCTCCACCCGCAGCTTCAACCATGGAAGGAAAGACCGCGCCCAGATTGTAGCCAGCCCAGCCCAGAGGATCTTCGCCAAACTCTGGTGACTCGCCGTAGGACGCAGACTCTTCCATGTTGCGCTGATATCCCTCAACCCCCCAATCCTGCAACGATTCGGAGCCGAGCGCTTTCCCTGCCAATGCAGCGGTTCCATACGCGAGGCCCTGTGTGGTATCAATGCCGCCAAGAAGTCCGCGCACCGGGTCTGGAAGGTTCTGCCGCTTCTTGACCTCAGCCTCTTCTGCTTCAACTTCCTGCCAGGCGCGGTCGAACTCAGATATAAAGTCACTGTCTAATCTATCCAAGAAGCTATCTCCTTATTCCAGAAGCCCTAGATTGCGTCCGGCATTTATAATTGAGCCCTTCAGGCTGTTGGGATCAACGGGGGACTTTTGGTTAAGTATCTCCTTAACCTGTGCTGCGGTTTCTTCCGGGAGTTGCCTTAGGTGGTTGTCTATCAGAAAAGGGGCCTTCCCGCGCAGGGATTCCGCTATCTGTTCGGGAGTGGCATTCGAATACCGCTCTTGGGGGTCGCGCGAATCCGTATTTACCGAAGGCTTATTCGCGGATGACTCGACCTGGCTCAGGAAGTCATCCGGCAACTCACTTACGAGTTGGGCGCGGGTTTCGGGCTTCATTTTCTCAATAAGCTTGCGGGCCTTTTCTGGTCCTGCCTCAACAACCGCCTGTATGCGTTCCTGCCGTTCCTGCTCGATACGCTGGGGCAATACGCTCTGCTTATAAAGAAACACTCCTTGCCGCCAATCCCTGATTCCGTATTGGGTCATCATGTCACGTATCTGCGACACTTCACCCCAATTCGTCTCGGTCATGGGCTTACCGGTCTTCATGTCGGGTATGGGGTTGCCTTCTTCGTCTTTAACTACACGTTGGAGGAGTGGATCATTCAGCACATCGTCGGGCATATCTCCCAGCTTAATATCTTTCTTTGATCCGGATCCTCCGGAAAGCAATCCCTCAGACACGCCGGAAAGGCGCTCATCCGTAACCGGGTTGCCGTAACTATCCACCTCTAGTTGGTACTTCTTGCCGGTTTTATCATCCACGCGGGTGATTGTGCGGCTGATCTGCCCCTTCTTGGCCTCGTTGCGGTAGTCAACCATGCCCTTGTCGCGCTCGTAGGCGCGGTCTTCGCGCTTCTGGGCGTAGGTGTCGTTAAGTTCAGCCTGAAATTCAGCCAGGCTGCGCTGCCGCAGGGCCTCCGCTTCGCGCTCTTCCTGTTCGAGGGAGCGCTTGGCAAGATGTTCACCGCCTCGGGCGAAGCCTTTGAGTAATCCGGCTCCGATGTATGCCGCTTTATCAGCCATTGAGTAAGCCTCCTCTGCGGTTCAGTTGCTCCGACATGGTTGTGCTCGGGTTAAACGGATCATTCACGTTGGACGCCGGAGCCTGTTGTGTCGGCTGCGCTTGTTGAGCGGGTAGGGCGGGACGCTTGATCTCCGGCTTCTTCGGTGCCATCCCGGCCTCCTGCTTGCGCCGGTTGATCTTGGTCATGTCAATCAGGCCGCTCTGCTCGGCGATAGACAGCCCCTGGTTCGTGTAGTGCTTGAGCTCCTCGCGCGTGATCTCACCGTCCTTTATCATCTGGTTGGTGTAATCCTGTACCGCCTTGGAGAGCGCCACGGTCTTTTCGTCCTCGCTCATGGGGCGGATTTTCCCCGCTGCTTCCACCAGGTTGATCACCTCACCCACGATCATGTTGCCACCGTAGATTTTAACCAGGTTGTCAATGCTGTCGCCGTCCTTGCGCGCCTCCTGCTCGATCCGGTTGAGGATAGAGGTAGACACCCGGGATATTTTATTGATGGGGTGGTCGTCAGTTTTCTCAAACATTTTCAAGATTTGCCCACGAGTCCTGTCCGAGTGGATCAGCTTTACGGCGTTGGTTTGCAGCGCCCGCAGCTGCTTTTCATCGCGCTCACCCAGCGGTTCCATATCGTAATCGCGCTGCGCCGGGTTCTGTTTGGGACGCTGACTCTGTGCCTGCTGAACGGGCGGTTGACCTTGCTGGGGTTGCCCCTGTTGTGGCTGCTCCTGGAGTAGTCCTTTAGGCTGTAACATACGAAGATCCCTTCACTGTGGGTCTGCGGATTGTAGGCTTCTGCACTTTGCTGGATGAGTTGAGCTGTGTTGAGGTCGACGGCTGGAACGATGTGTCAGAAGACATCAGCAGTCCTGTGCTTGCGTCAGAGTCAGAGTTCAACTGAATGCGGTTGAACGCCTCTTCCTGCGCCTTGGCTGCATCTTCGGCAGACTCCCCGGCCATCCAGCCTTCCGCTGCGCCGCTGAGAGAGGTCATCGCCATCATCTTCTCGCCCGAGGATAAGCCACTCAGGAACCCGCCGGTGTCGGCCATGGACCCTGCCTCCAGGGTGGTTTTAACGGTAGAGTTAGCGGCGAGGGAGGTTGCGCTGTCTCCGGCAGTTGTTGCCGCAAACTTCGATCCTTCACCGAGAGTAGAAGCCGCGTCTCCGGTCAGACTGAAGCCGTCTCCGGAGCCTGCTGTCTCTGTCATAAAGCCGCTACCGCCACTGCCCATCTTTGGGGCGGCGATACTCGAACTCTCCTGAATTGCCACGGTACTGCCGCTCTCAGCCGCTGTGCCTCCAGCTACAGACGCGCTTTCACCGGCAACAGTCGCCGTGTCACCGGTTCCGGCCATAATCTCGCCGCCGGTGGCTCCTTCAGCACCGCCCATCACTTCACCGAGACCACCGGAGCCGACAAATCCGACTGCCGCGCCGGTAATACCACTTTTTACAGCGCCTTCAAGAATGTCCTCACCCTGCACCGCCGCAACTACTCCACCGGCTACAGCACCCACGATCCCCGCGCCGACGGTTGCCGCTGCAAGGCCAGACCCAAGGCCGATTGCCCCGCCTATAGATGCCGCCATGCCGGTTCCGGTTGCGACTGCCGCCGCTACTGCTGGTATTGCTGGCATAAAAATGCTCCTTTTTCGAGGCCGAGTAGGTGCTGATCGTACAGCTTCCCATCCCGGCGAAAACTCTTAGTACACAGCCCCTCACGCTTAAACCCGAAGCGCAGCGCAAACGCCAGCGCGGGTTTGTTGAATGTCGGGACATTGGTTATCAGCTTCTCGCATGTAGTGTTTTTGAATAGCCACTTCGCCGCCTTCCGCGCCGCCTGTAGCGCACTCTTACCGCGCGCCTCCTGCTTAATCATGGTGTGCAACTCAAACATCGTCAGAGTGCGCGGGCTGAGCATGAAGAGCACGCCCGGTGCCGGGTTCAGCATAGTATAAGGGCCGGAGAGAAAGCTTGCGCCCACGCTCTGGCCCTTGAACCCCTGGCTGTGGTCATCCACCAGCATGTCGAACACGGCGGGTTCTTGTACGATATCGTCCACAATGCGGACATGCTCCGGGCAGTTGGTCAGTTGCATTGATTAAGCCTTTCAATTTACGGAAGGTTCATGGGCGCTTGTGCGTTCTGGATATCGCGCTTGGTTACAAGACCACCGGTCGAGGGATCGACATAGAAGCCGTTGCCCTGATCAAAGTACACGTCGCCGTACAGTTCAGTCGGGTCGCCGGAGAATACCGAGTACCCACCCCCGCTATTCTCTTTCATGTAGCGCCCATCTTCCAGCAGGGTGTAGCCTTCAGCGCCCAACGGCTGCACATCCGCTGCTGCAGGCATGTTATAAGTCTGCTCGGTTGTCGTACCCTCAGTGTTTTCACCCTCAGCGGGTTGCTCAGCCACAATATCACCCCACACAAGTTCGACGTCGTAGAGGTCTGCCTGAAACTGCATGTTCTCGCGGTACAGTGCTTTGAGGTTAGCGATTGCCACATCCTTACTATCAGCATCAAGATCGCGGCTGATCTGAATGTCCTTCACCGCGTCGATGTACTGCTGCCCCAGCTTACCGGTTGCTTCGGTGAACATCTGGCGGTTCTCCGCGTCGATCTGCTCCCAGTTGATAGCGTTCTCCATCTCCGCGATGTCACGCTTATACTCCAGTTCGGTTTCCAGCCTGTCCATCGAACCGGAGTCCTGCAGGCGCTGCAGATCCATAGCCGCATAGTTCTGCTGCGCATTGAGCCCCTGTTGCTGTAAATACTCCTGATCGGCAAAGTAGTCGTTGTACTCAAACTCTTTATTGAACAGCTTAAAATTGTTTTCCGCGTTCTGGTTGAGGTTGCTCTGGCTGAAGTAGGTCTGCGCGTCCTGCTGCGCGATGGGTAAGGCCGACTCAATCGCTGCACGTTGCCCCGCCGAAGCCGCGATTGAGCTGCTGAGTAAGCCGCGTGAGTTCGCCTGCTCTGCTGCCTGCTGTCGCGCCAGGTTGATGTAGGGGCTGTCGCTCGCCAATAGGCCCTGCATCTGCCCCTGCACCGTCATGGTGCTTGGATTGACGCTGTAAAGGCTGGGCTGAACCGGCGCAGGCTTCTTTTTCTTTTCCGGCACCCAACTATCACGATTGGCGTCATAGACAAGATTGCCCGAGTTGGGGTCAAGAGAGCTGTCCCACGCAGTCGCATATTCGGGGCCGGTGGGGTCGTCACGTGCCACCACATCGTACCCTATTGCCCCCGCCTGGATCGCATTACGAAGATCATCGGCGCTGCGGTTGTGCCGTGCTACGTCCTCTTTCCAGTAGTTTAACCCCGCGGTGTCCGCGTCACGCCCAAAGGTGTCGCGGTAAATACTTTGTATGTCTGCATCCGTAGGCGTATACGATGGCGCAGAAGACGTGGAAGCCGGAGCGCTGTAGCTTGAAGTCGGCGTAGGTGTCGGTGACGGCGCTGGGCTCGGGTCAGGGGAACTGCTTAAAACTCCCGGATTTGCCGGAGTGTATGTAGGATCGTTCGCGGCCTGAAAAGCCGCCCAACCCTGTGTAACTTCTTCCTGTGTCGCCATCGCGATCTCCTTTTTATTTCAGCCCTGCCGTGTATCACAATTACTCATACAAGTGTACACCAAAAACAGGTACTTGACAAATTAGTGAGTAGGTAATTTACCCATTAAACACCGGCAACATCCCAACAAACTCATCTTCGTCCGGCGGCTCAATCACCCCTGTTGCTACATCATGCATAATCTGCCGTGCCGATTCCCACACACTCGCATTCCATGCCCACACATCACTACAGAACTGGTAGTGGGTATAGGTGGTATCATCTGCATAGTTTTTGCAGGAGTGTACATCGCGAAAGGCTGTACCGTTTGCCCTATTGTAAGCATCAACCTCTGTCTGAATATGCTCAGCAACTAGCTGCTCATACTCCCACAGTTTATTGCTGTTGCCTAGGTCAATCTGTTGCACGAAACTATCTGGTAGCCCCTCGCTTGTTATGCCAGACTCAACGTAGTTAGCCACCGCGCTGTAAAAACCTTCCGCGATTCCGGCAACATTGCAGAGTTCGAGGCGGTCAAGCTGTGCCTGTGTGGGAGTGACTTCTATAAATCTAAGCCCCTCATGATGCCACCACTTGTTTACGAATGATTCCCACCACTTAGGGTTGTTTGTGTATGAACGCTTGAGCTTGCCGTAAGCGCGGTATTCTGCAATCTTCGGGCAGATGTGCCATTTGTCGTCTTGATAGAAAACCATTTATATCACCGCCTTTTCTACGTCTATTTCTTGCTTGAAAGCTAAGTAAGCATTGCGTGCTTCTTCTGCTGTATCGTAGTACCCTTTATATGTGGCTACCATATCCTTGTCTTTAAAGTTTATGCTCATGACTGGATTACCTCCAAACAGGGACGCCAGCCGGTATAGGCAGCCGCATTGTCAGCGGGATCCGAGATGAAGTACGCGACACCGAAGTACCCGCGGGTGACACGCCTTGTCGTGTCAAAGCCCTGCTCTTGACAACAGCAATATGTTCCATCTCCAGCATCGGTGTAAAATACCTGGAGTTCGGCGTTAGTGTAGCTTGCCCAATTAGCACCATCCTGCGGCCCACCGTGGCGCGTTGTTCCGGAGCCACCGTCCATGCCTATTGTTGCATCTGTGCATGTTGGCACTGCTGTATGCACGCGATACAGCAAGTCGTTCCATTCGGAGCCGCCACCCGCATCGTCGGCACATGATTGGTTGTTATACGCTTCGGCTGCCGGGTCGGTTGCGGAACCGGTTAAGAGCCGCACTTTGTATGTTGTGCTGCCATATGTTACCTGTGCATCCTGTGTTGCCGTTATGCCTGTGCTTGCGCTGGCCGTGCCGTTATCCCCCGTACCGTACACCGCCCCAGCGAGGTAGATATCATCCCATGACAAGTTGTTGCGGATGGTCTCCTTGGCGATGAACAGTACCTTGGCAACGCCGTCTTTGTTGCAATCCGCACTTGCACCGACATAGAACTTCAGCCAGCCCGCATCGTTATTGAACGCTATACCCGCGCTCAGACCGATGTCTGTTGCCAGGGTTGGCCCGTCTGTCAAGTCGGCAGAGGTTACAAGACCGTAATATCCGGTGTCGGTAGTTGCGTCATACTGCCCCGTAGTAGGGCCAGGGCCGCTCTCGATTCCGAGCATGGGGTTGAAGCTCGCGGATGTGGTAAAGCCGATTACAGGCGTCCATGCCGACCATATCCCATCAATGTCTTGATATCTACCTCGTGTGTAATACTGTGTGCTTGTATTAAGGCTACTTGACGGGGTGTATTCACTTACCGCACCCAGGGTTACATCTACTATCGGCGTAGTGAACTGATCGTCAGTTGCAATCTGCACCTGTAGAGCTTGCTGTGGCTTGCCGTATAGCGAGTAGTACGGACTGAACCTGATGGTAGGAGTTAGCAGGACTCCTGTTGCTCCGTCTAGTGGGGAGATTATCTCTGGGGTGAGTATAGCTGCAATATCTGAAGCTACAGCCACACGTTCCCATGTATCAGCAGCAACGCAGAAGTAAACACAGCCAGATTCAACAGCATAATCACCCTTGCGCCCTGATGCTGTAGCAGATGCAGGTACATCTACAAGACGTCCATAATTCTTCTTATCCTCCGTAGCCATCGTACCCAGCATACCATTAGTCGGTACATGCTCAGGCTTGCGGCCTACCTTAACTACACTGCTCATTTACGCACCTCCTATTACGCCGAAGCGTTGCGGGGGAGTTACTTGTATTTGGTTGCCTTCTCCGTCGTCTGTCATGTAGGGAGCGGTTGAGTAGACGGATTCGTACTTGTCGTTTAGAGCGGTGTCGTTGAAGATAGTGGAGTAAAGAGTATCTGCTGTACCCTTGCCTGTGAACGGTGCTTCAGCCAATACCTCTACACCTTCCATGCCACGCCATTGAGTTGCTTCTTCGTCAGTTAATCTAAGATAAGCCAACATGGAGTTACCATTGATTGCCGCTGGTGTGCGGGCTATTCCGGTAACTACTAGAGGTTGGGCAATAGTGCCGTCCTCGTTCTTTTTTAATAGGTTAGGGTAGTTTGTAGCTAAGTATCCTGCGAAAGTTGGGAAGTCCTGTATGTATATAATTGCGTCAATCATTTATTCCTCCGTGGTTAGGGCGATAAGGTTGTTATCAGTAAGTGCTTTTGGGTAGTAGGATAGGTGTCGGATGTGGCCGTTGAGCTGTGAATTACCACTATAACTACAACCAATTCTTATATCCTTTTTCTTGCCTAACAGTGGGCTGTTTGCACTTGATATTACAGTATCACCATTAGTAGTTGCGGATATTTTATCGGCAGAATATGTGGCAGAAACAATTATTTCATCTCCTGTGGATAATCCTGAGGAGACAGTAGTTAAGCCTAAATTAACCGTATTTTCTACATTTCTACTATAAACTGTAATTCCTTCACCATACCCAGTTGTTTGAATTGAATTTAAAAATGTTGTACCATCGGTTATACTTACAAATCGGTGGTAATTATCAGTAACATCAGGGTATAACGCCCCAACAACAACCGTCCCCTCACTCTGGTTGTAAAACTCAGTAAAATCCGTCCCATCGATATAAGCCACATCCGCTGCACGAGTCGTAGCCGTTGAGGTGCTGATATCTGCTGCACGGGTTACTGGTGCTGAGGTTGTTGGGATGTAGGATGTTGGGTAGGCTGATTGTTCTAGTTGTACGCCCCATACGTATAGTCCATCAGTAGCTAAACTATTAGATGTAGATGCGGCAGTAGCATCATCCCTCATCAAAATAAGGACGGCTTGTGCAGTTCCAGCACCTCCTGTAGTGTCGACTATACCAGTCATACTAACTTCTATAAATCCGTTGTATGTTTCTTTGACAGAACCATCGATATAAGCCCCATCCCCAAACGAGCCACCAGTTATGACGGAAGTTGTGAGATTTACCAGTACTTTATAATAAGTGGCGTTGTTAGCACTGTCTCGAACCCGTAATTGCAAGTAAGTTATCTCACCTTTCTTAGCGCGTACTGTTAACGTACTAGCGACCGACAAATCTAGTGATGCATTTTGTGTCATTTGTGCAAAAGTACTACTACCTACTTGGAGTTTATCAGCAGTCAATGTCCCGTCTGGTGCTGTTGTTACATCAGGCGTTATCGTAGAATTATTCTTACTCCAAGCAGCATTATCAAACTCTTCCGAGTAAGCAAGTAAATTAGTCGAACTATCCTCAAGCAACAGTTTAGGCGGAGCAGTTAAATCAGCGGGGTTGTAGTTATACCTCGGCTCGTCTATACCAGCTATTTGTATATACCCGTTGCTATCATAATATAGTGCTGTAGAAGCACGAGAGGTGAAGGATATGTCCGAAGGTATATAGGGTGAAGGGGAGGAGCCTTCTTCTAGTTGGGCTCCCCAGATGTAGATGCCGCTTGTTCCGTCTCCTTGGTATACCTCTGTATCTGCATCAAGTAGTGTGCGTACATACACCGAACAAGAAGACGGGGAAGGCTGTGACGTAACACTGAACCAAACGCGGTGCCCACTACTCAGCTCTTCAACTCCATAGTTGCCTGCCTGTATGTTGGCAGTAGCTACCACACTCCCAGAAAGTAAATCTACAATTATGGATGGGTATGTGGCAGTCAAGCCAGAGCTAAACAGCACTCTAATATACCTACGCTCACCAGCTTGTACATGCACACTTATGGTATAGTCCGTACCCCCCAGCAGGGTACCAAAATTCATACTTAACCCGTGGTTTGTATTCGCTGTATCCTCAACCAACTTATCCGCAGTCATTGTTCCGTCTGGAGCAGTTATTGCGTTGGGTACTACCGTAGCGTTATACTTAACCCAAGCAGCATTATCAAAATCCTCACTATAAGTAAGTAAATTAGTCCTGCTCCCCCAGATACTCAGCCCTTTACACTCGCCTGTCACAGGGTCGTGGTCGATAGTGGGTTCGTCTACATCGGCGTAGCAGAGCCTACCTTTGTGGTCGTAGTAAGACTTATTAGATGCACGACTAAAGGTGATGCGTGGGTCTATCTCTTTGCTGTAGAAGTCGAGTAAGAGAGATGGGCGGATGCTTGGGTATTCGAGCATCCCGTATATAGCCAACCAATCACTAGATGATGTTGTGGGTTCACTAGTTGTTACGTCGGTTAGGTTATTTAATAAAGTCCACATTATACCGTTATGGTAGACGGATGCTGGGATTGAGAGAGAGCCTGTTAGGTTACTCCAAATACCTGCGTAGTTAGCAGAAGAAGCTGCTGCCTGTTCTGATTGGCTTGCGGAAGTAGCAGATGATGCAGCTTCGTCTGCTGAAGTTGAGGCGGAAGAAGCTGAGGAAGCTGCATTTTGGCTATAGCCTAGGGCGTCAGCTTCGTAGGAGGCTGCGTTACTTGCCGATGTCGCAGCGGCGGATTCACTCGCTGCGGCGTTACTTGCCGATGTGGCTGCTGCTGTCTCACTCGCGGCTGCATTACTCTCTGACGTGGCTGCTGCTGTCTCACTCGCTGCGGCGTTGGTCTCACTAACCCCTGCTGCTGTCTCACTCGCTGCGGCGTTGGTCTCACTAACCCCTGCTGCTGTCTCACTCGCTGCGGCGTTGGTCTCACTAACCCCTGCTGCTGTCTCACTCGCTGCTGCGTTGGTCTCACTAACCCCTGCTGCTGTCTCACTCGCTGCTGCGTTGGTCTCGCTGGTTGCGGCTGCTGACGCGCTACTGGCTGCGTTACTTGCCGATGTCGCAGCGGCGGATTCACTCGCTGCGGCGTTACTTGCCGATGTGGCTGCTGCTGTCTCACTCGCTGCGGCGTTGGTCTCACTAACCCCTGCTGCTGTCTCACTCGCTGCGGCGTTGGTCTCGCTGGCCTGCACATCATCAAGGAAGGTGTCGGGTATGCTCACCAACACAAACCGGGTGCCGTCATACACAAAGTCATACACGCCGGAAGTCTTCAGGTCTCCGGCCTGCAGATCCGTACCGTCCTGGAACTTGACCGCCTTAGCCCCGAGGCCGTCAACATTCAGGGTAGAGGCGCCGGTGTTCTCGTTGCTTGGCTGAAAGCGCACATGCATACCCGCCGTATAGCTGGTTGCGGTGGTCGGCATGGCAATGGCGTAGGTGTTCGCGGTGCCGCTATCGGTGCCGTACACGGCGGAGCCCTTTTGCAGATCACCAGGTGTCGGGAGTTTTTCAAAACCCAAAGACAGCTCATCGCGCAGATCGTTTATATGGGAGGACCTTGCCCGAGTATTGGCTGTGATCCGGTTAGCGCTTGCGTCAAAATATTCACTCATCGCTTCAATCCTCGTATGGAATAATGGATAATCGCACCCTGTACGGTGTGGGGTTCTTCATAGGTGTGGTTACTGCGGATAAACGGGCTCAGGTTGCGACCTATGGCGTCAAAATATCCGTAGGCCGAACTTATCAGGGGGGAGTCGTAGAAAAACTCATCCCACAGGGCTTCATCCCATGCACCCCCGGACCCGAACACGGACATGCTGGAATCGAGCGCATCCGGGGAACTTCCTTCGGCGTAGTCAAGCACCGGCAGAAATGTCAGGGCGGAGTTGATCCGCGCATCTATCTCCAGCACGATCTTGTAAAAACGCTTATGCTGCTCCGGGCGCTTGAAGTGGTAGAATGACGGCCTGATCCACGCCTCAACCTCTGCGCCGTCAAAACTGCTGCCAGCATCCATCAGGTACACGTAGCCGGTGTCGGAGCCGAAAAAGATAACCTCTTCGCCTGTAGATGTCTTACCGTTGCACGCGCACAAAACAGGCACGGGGTATTCTATGGGCATAATCCCGGAGACTTTAGTGCCGTTGAATGTAACCACCAGCCCGGATCCGTCTGAGTAGAATATGCGGTATTGATCTTTACCCTTAGCAACTATCGAGGCCGACTCAAGGCCGCGCTTTGCGTCCATGACCGACTTTACCTTCTGGCTCAGGGTGCCGCTCTGAAAGTCACCGTATGCCTCAGTCGCCCGGAACTCCATCAGGCCGCTGTCGTTTGTAAATAGGGGGAAGTTCAGGCGCTGTATAGTACCTCTTATCGCCCCGGCTTCTGCGGAGTAGGTGGTGCGCTGGAACTCACCCGCCGGGTCACCGGCAAGCAGGTCGATGCTGTTGCGGCTGAACACCGCCAGAGAATCCCCCGGCACGTCGCTGAAACCCACGATCTCCGCCCCAATGGCGATCTCCCCCGCACCCAACAAAGCAGTCCACTTGTCACGCGGAGCGCCGAGGGGTGAATACTGCACAGATCCGCCGGAGAATGATAGCCACAGGTAGTTGCGATGTTCAACCAGGTGGGTAGGGGTGTCATCGTCCATGCCCGTGGTTATGGGTACGTAAACGGCCCCGTTATACTCAAATGCTTTATCAACCCCGCTTACTCCGTACATCTTGCGCGTATCGCTATGCCCACCGAAGTTGAAGTTGATAAATTCGTACTGTCCATTCGGGTTGAGGGTCTGGGCGCTGTCGGCACCATCGGCCTTCGCAGATCCTCCGGGGCCATCGCTAATAACCTCGCCATCCTCGAAGGTGCCGGTTACGGAGGCGAGAATCACGTACCCCGCAGCGTCGTTGGACGACCAGTCGCCAGAGACAAGAACCGACGCGCCGACAGTGCCGGTTGCGCCGGACGTACCGCCGGTTAGAGTATCGCCTTCGGTGAACTCACTCGACCCGTCTTTGAACAGCAGGATACGCCCCAGGTCTACCTCCACCCATCCGCTCGCGGTGCTTTTGTACATCCCGGCTGACATGCCGCCGGTTTTATTGCGGAATGCATACACCGTGTCGTCGTAGTGCCACACCCCGAGGATATCCCCTTCGCCGGGTACAGCACCAATGGCGCTGCGTCTTGCCTCCAGGGCGGTGATCCACGCGCTTTCGGTGTCATATTCGTAGCGGTTCAGGTCGCTGGGTTTGGGATGCCCGTCAAAACGCTCGAAGCCGTCAATACGCCTGTACCCGCCTGATACAGCCACTTCGTAGTTTCGCGCGTTGATAAGTTCTCCGGCCTCTATCGAGAGTGCTGGCTCTTCAGTGTTCAGTCCGCCCTTGAAAGGGAAATACTCTGTGCGTCTCATACCGGGCGAATCACTATCTGCTCGGGGTGCATCTCGCTCAACTGGTATTGATCTGCGAGCTGGTCTGCTTCAAGCATCCTGATTGTCTCGCGGAACTCCTTCTCTGCCGCCTGGTACAGCTCCAGCGCCTCGGTATCCTCGAAGAACCACATCTTTGCACGGGCGATAATGGCGCGCTGGAACTCTTCAGGAAACAGCGGCGTGTCGGTGTTATCACTCATCCGCACCGGTGCCTTCCAGTAATTAGCGTATATCTCATACTCGCCGTCAGGCGGGTACTCCAGGCGCAGGTTTTTATCAGGCAAGATACAGATGCGCGTAGGCGTGTTCTGCTCTTTGGCGCTGTGGTTACTGCGTAACTCGCGAAACGACATTACCGCCAGAGGGCGGCCATCGGATGTGCCATGCCCGACAGCAAAAGACTCACGATCCCAGTGCCCGATGTCTGTCGGGGCTGTAAGGTCCGCGAGTCCTGTAATGGTATCTTCGGTGTACTCAGCCCAGAGGAAATCCCAATCGGGATGCAGGCGCTGGATGTATTCATCCGCATCCCGCACCCAATCGACCACGCGCTTGAGCAGACCAGTGCGCCCGGTCACTGAAGCGGGCTGGTCGTTACCCTGGATGCCGCACTCCTGCCGCGTCGCTTTGCACAGCTCCAAAAATGTCATCAGTCAGCCTTTCGCAATACAAACCCGCCGTCTACCGCTACAATGTCGTGGTCATCGCGCCCGGATTTGCTCCGCGCCATCTTCGCCACGGATTCTTTCTGGTAGACCTTCTCGCCATCACGCGGTGATTCAGCGAAATCATCCGTTGGTTCTACAGGGGCAGCCTGTAGTGTAGCGGGTGAGTCCTGTGGCTCGGAGGCTGCGTCATTCTTCATCGGCTCGCCCTGGGCACTGACCTCTACGCCGCCACCGTTGTAGAGTTTGCCATCCTGCTTGTAGCGGATGCCATAGATGTTGAACCCCAGCTCTGCATATTTTCTCTTTTTATCAAGCATGTCGTCACCTTATGAGCAGGGGCGAGTTACCCCGCCCCGCCCAATCTGAGGTTGTGTGGTTACTTCATCCCTTTGCCGCGACCTTTGCCCTTTTCCTTGCCGCCGCCTTTACCATCGCCTTTGCGAGCGCCTTCGGTGGGGCGCTGTCCGGCACCCTCGCCACGCGGCTTATAGTCGCGCGGAATCTGGGATTGCTTGGACAGACCGGTTTTCACGTTACCTTCGGAAGTCTTCACGGTTCGTTTCTCCTCTTCAAAGTCTAGGATAATCATCAGTACCTACCGGCTTAGTACCAGGCCACAGTGACAAACACGTCTGCCGCGCCTGCGGTACATGCGCCGTCAGTTGCCACGTTAATGGTAGTGTCAGCGGGGAGGCGGTTGCTATCGCTCTTGCCTACCTCGTCAGCCGTAGCTGCGCCGGTAGCCCCCGCGGATGCAACCTCTACCGAACACACAGCGTTGTCCGTGTCGTCGGCAGTAGCGCCCACATTGAGCTCTGCTGCGGCGACGGTAACGCCGGTAGTCACACGGTACGAGATGTCCTCTACACGCCCGGTGCGGCCTGCGGGCCCCTGAAATTTGCCGATAGTCGCATCGGTGGACAGTGTAGCCGCCGGAAAGGTGTAGGTAGTGTAAATCGGGCGATCATAAGCCATGGTTCTTGCTCCTTATGCTGTGGATAAGCGGGGCATTACGCCCCGCGAATCACGGTATCAGTTAAAACTTACGCTGCGCTGTCCCACTTGACGATGCGGGCGTTGCTGGCGTCGCTGTGTACCAGGCCGAAGCCGAGCAGGGCGTACCAGGCAATACCTTTGCTCCGACCGTAGTCGGTAGGAATCTTGCCACGCAGCTCTTCGGGAACCACGATGGCCTCAGCCACGGTGTCGGCACCGAAGAAAAACGCCTCGTCCGATTTGCTGTTGGTCCAGCTCTGCGACGCGATGTTGGTCTGCTCAATGAAGCGCACACCCTCGTAGCGCCCGATCTCGCCATTCATGATCATGCGGAAGCCGGAGTCGGTGTACTGGTGCAGCTCCTCCATGTCGTTCTTCAGCGTGCGGAAGGTAGAAGGGCGGGCGATACAGAAGTAATCCCCGGCTGCAAATGTCGGGATGTCGCGCTCCTTCATGTAGTCCACAATCGCCTTTACATGGTACTTGTCCATGGGCGCGTTGTTGTTGCTGTCCGCACTGCCGTCAGTGGTAAACTCAACGTTGGAAGCGGACGATGTGCCGGCTGCAGTAGCCACCGCGCTTAGCGGAGTATCGTCGAACTGATCCTTAGCTGCCTTATCCAGCGTCTTGGATGCGTCGTTCTTGAGTACCTTGTCGATAACCTCTTCAACTCTGTGCTTGGAGAGATTGTCGAGCTTCTGCCCGAAGGGTACGGAGTTACCGAACTCAGATACAGTCAGACTGCCCTGAGTAATGGTGTAGTTGCTTTCGGGCATCTCTTCGGTTTCAGAGAGCTGTCCGCCCTGCTGTGAAACGTCTGAGTACACGTTCCAGTTGAATGTGTCGCCCTTGCCAAGCCCTTTGTCCATCGCATCCTTAGCATCACAGTGCTGACGGAAGCGAATCATGGGCTGCAGTTCGTGGCGCAGTTTATCGGACAGTTCGTCCGAGTACATATACCCGCCAAGCGAGTTGGTTCCCCAAAGTTGTCCTGCCATTTTTCAGTCTCCTGTTGTTATCCTTGCGCCCGGTTCTTCCGCATCTGCTCGAAGATCTCCTGGCGCGTTTTTGGTTTGTATGATGGTTGTGTGGGTTTCCGCGTTGTTGCTGACGGAACCCGATCCATGTTGCGTTTGCGTTGCTGTTGTTCAGACACCAGATTCTGCTGACCCGCCGGGTTGTCGTCTGTCGTGTTGCCCGCGAAGCGCTTAACCCACGAATCGACCTCCTTGGCCGCTTCGAGTATCACCTTCTTAGGCTCCCAATCCGGGTGCTGTTGCATCAGTCGTGCGGTTGCCTCGTCGGTCATGCGGAACAGTTGCGGGTCCTGCTTTAAGTGCGCGTATTTCTCCTCGAAAGTCTGTTTGCCTTCCGACAGGGAGTTGCGGTACGTCAGGCGTTCCTGCACCTGCTCTGCGATTTGATCCGGGTCAACCTGCGGCTGATTTTTTGTAGCTTGCGGCTGGCGCATCTGCTTGAGTATCTTTGCAAACACTTCAGTTGCCTGTTCCTCGTCGCCAGAGTAAAACCCGTCCACGAACTGTTGAGCGATAGCCACGTCATCATCCGTCACGTCGCTCTTTGGATCGTTCGCGAGGGCTTGCATCTCCTGCATCTTGGCGTTGAGTTCCTGCTCCTTGCGCTGCAAATCGCGCTCTCTTTGCGCCTGCTGGTACTGCAGCTGCTCAAGCCTGCGCCGCTCTTCTGCTGCCTGGGCCATGCGGGTTTCTACAGCAATCCTCTTCTGCACTTCCGCCACACCACCCTCGGCCTCTACTTCAGCTTTTGGCTTACGAATGATTTTGCCATCCACCTTCAGATCAACCATTTCTGGGTCGGTGTCTGTTTGGCCTGCGGGCTCACCATCCGGCGTATCATCCTCTCCAGGCTCTTCGGTGTCGGCCTCGCCAAACTCCCGCGCTGATTCCTGTGCTTCACGCTTAGCCTGCTCTCTGCGCTTCGCCACCATTTCCTCCATAGCGGCATCGCGCTGCAAACGGGGCTTCTCATCAAGCCCCTCCGCTTCCTGCTCTACGGCCTGGTCCTGTGCCACGTCCTCTTCCTGGATAGCAGCGTCTTTTTTTTCCATGGTTCATCTCCTCTTGGCACGTCCTTGCGGATAGCACCTGCTTGAAACAAAAAAAGCCCCGAAGACAGAACTGTTCTGTCAACGGAGCTTTGGTCGAGTTTCCGGCACCCGGAAAGCGACTAAGTATCCTAAATTATGTTATATTTTACACTTCTATTGTACCGTTAATTTACTTCTTGTGCAACATGCTAGTCACCTGGATCGTTCAGATATTCGTCATAAGCCACCGTTCCGGCGTGGATTACGTCCTGCATCCACTGCCAGAAGTCAGAGTGTCGGGCGATGATATTCTGCAATCGCTTGATCTCGCTTGTGTTTTCCGGGTCTACACGGGCAAGCTCGCCTTTGGCGTTGTCGATCTCCAGTTGCGCCCGATCCGCCATGAACTGCCCCAGCGGGGTGTTGCGGAACTGCTCCGCTTCATGCCCGAGGGCAATCATCTCGTTGCGTGAGTTCTCCTGCTCGCTCATGCCTATCCTCTCCCCGGCTGATCATCAATACCCGGAGCCATGCCGTACTTGTCGCGCATCAGCACATCACTCATGCGGTCTCGCTCCGCAATGGCGTATTCCAGTTCCTTTTGTTTGCGACTGAACTCGAAGGCATCCCGCTGCACGATTAGCTCACCGCGCTTGATGTCGTTCTGCTCCGCGTCTATCTGCTGGTCGATGTATTCAATCTCCTGCTTCAGACGCTCAATTTCCCACGTCAGACGGTTCTTCGACTCTTCGCGCTGTGTCTGCCCTTGCTGCTTCATCTGCTCAATCTGCAGCTTGGTTTGCTGCTCCATCTGCTTGCTTTCAAGCTGCTGCTTCATCTGCTGGAGTTGCTGCTGGAGCTCAGCCACCTGCGGATCGACACCATCGAGCTTGAAGAAGCGGCTGCCATCCTGGTACCCGAGCGCTCCAAAAACCTCGGACAAGATCGCCTCCTCATCGAGCTTTGTAGCGAGCTGTGGCGCGAACTTGCCGACCGTCGAGAGGCCGAACGCGAGTTTTTCAATCTGCTTCTGCGGGTTGGTCGCGCCAAAGCCGATGGACAGGTTCAGGGAGAAATCCTGACGCAGCGCCTTTACCGCTGTATTGCTGTCTGCACCATTGGCCGCTGACTGCAGACGCCGCTCGTCGGACTCATAGAAGCGCTCAAGCTCAAGCATCTGCCGCAGTACCGGCTTGACCCAGGTCTCACTGAAGATTTTAAGCTGATATTCGGTGATATTGTTGGCATCCTCGGTCATCAACCGCATACCACCCACAGTCTCATTCATCGCGCGGTTGCTCGCCACTGATGAGCCGGAGAAACTGCCTGACAGCTCGTCAAAATCGTTGTTAAGCCGGTCCTGCTCTGCGTAGCTCGACGATGTAACGTCCGGGGGTGCGTCATAGCGCACATCCTTATCGACATCATCCACCAGGGTCACGCCGCCGGGCACTGATTGAGTCAGGCTGCGGGGATCGACATTGGAATTACGCCGCACAAAGCTGCGCCGGTTGACCACTAGCTTCACATTATCGAGACGCTGGTTGACGATGTCGTTTATCTCCTGCTGTAGCCCGGATGTCATCTCCGCCGTTGCTGCGGGCACAGTCTTGTGTGTTTCGAGGTTGGCGAACCCCATGCAGTACGGGCGTCCGTGCGGGTACACCTCTTCAAGGGGTACAGGGTCGCTCAGCAGAGCCGTGGTGCCCAGGGTATAAAATAGCCAATCCTCGCCGTCGATACGGACGACATTACGATGCACCCAGATGATATCAAAAGCCGATGTACTGTACTGCTGATCCTTGCTGTCTTCGCGCCCGTCATTCCGCCGCTGGCGGGTTGAATCGTCCTTGCCGGTCTGGTTGCCGCTGCTCAGCTCTTCCTCGCTCAGTTCGTTCCACGGAGGCTGACCGGTCTTCGGATCAGACACGCGCATGCGTTCTTCAACATCCTGGCGATACATGGGAATCATCTCTATCAGATATGGGCTAGACGAGATAGGATCGCGCCAGTCCGCTGCGGGGTCGAAGCGGAAGTTTTCAATCGGCACAAGGTCAATGCGGGGCCGGTCTTCCAGCACCTCAGTCTCACCCTGTTGCTCATACGTTATGGCCTTAGCAATGTCCGCTGCACCTACCGCGCTGGCGAGCATTTGTTCCACACGCTCCGGGTCCGCCGGTTTGCGCTCCTCTTTGTACTCCCATTCTTGCCGTGAGATCACCGCGCCCTGCACCATAGCATCCTGGTACGCGCCGATACAGGTCGCAAACCACTTCAGGCTCGGCTCCTGCAGTCGGGTGTTGACCAGGTTTTCCGCTATCTCTGCGCCCAGCACCGCCATCTCGTCGCTCTGGTCGTCCGCATTACAGGTAACGACATCCTTGGTGTTGAAATACGCCGTTGCTGCAGCCGCCTCGTGTCTGCGAATCATCGAACGGGTCTTGGGGCGGTAGATCTTCGAGCGGTATTTATATGAAGGCTGGCGATACTTAGAGGATGAAGAGTGGCGGCTATTGAAAGCGTCTATATTCTTCTCAATCTGATTTCGCAACGACGACGCAAAAAAGTCATCCGAGTTATCGAACGCATCTCGCGCCACTCCGAGCCAGTCGGTCTCTTCGTCTTCAATCAGCAGCTCCGGCTCCTCGGCCTGCATCTCTTCGTACTCTGCGGGGGCCAGTCCGTAGTTTTCAACCGGCTCGAAAGTGTCCGCCATCAGTTCTTGTCTCCCTTCGCCACGCCCTTGAAATCACGGGCAATGTCCTGGTCGCTTGCTATCCTGCGCCCTCGGTGCTGCTTGTAGCGCTCCAGTATCTCGCCACCTGCACGCATGATGATCTTTGCGGGCTGATCCGCTTGTACATATTTAGCCACCGGGACATAAAAGCCGTAGTCACCGTCCAGGTCGAGGTTCCGCACTGCTATCATGCCGGAGGGCAGGGTGCAGTCCACCCACCAGCGCCACCCAGGGTAGAGGTTCTGCAGGGTCGCGCCTACAGACGAGCAGAGCTGATTCTCGTACAATTCGCGCTTTACATCGGCTTTACTCACCTGATTCCTCCCGTGCGTAATGCGGTTTGCGCCTGCTGCTGAACTTGCGCCCGTTGCTGAACTCATACCCCGGTTCAGGGCGCGAGTACATCTCGGGATCGGCAAGCATAGCGAGCGTGCGGGCGTCTATACTTTTGCGAGTTACTTTTGTCGATGGCGCCATTTAGAAATCCTCCGCCCAATCGGGCACTAGGTCTTGAGGGTTGTAACCGCCTAGCATTTTACTGCGGAACCCTGTCGCATATTGCCGAAAAGCATCTGCCGGGTTGCTCGCCCAGTTGTGTAATGGCTGCTGGCGGAACGTAAGCCTTTTTTCGTCATATACGCGCCGGTAGTTTTTCAATCCCTTGAGTCCTTGAGCACACCGGTCTTTGTCAAACCAGCAGCGCGGGAAGCTCTGACGAGTCACCTCGATTGCGTGTAGCAGATCCTGCGCCCGCTCAACTGTGACTATTCCCTGCAGCCCCAGGTCTTCAAGAATGTGCCTCCTCGACATGCCTGTGCTCAGATCCCGCACCTCCACATCGTGGGGCAGGTAGTGCTCGTTGTATTGGTACCCTTTGTCCTTGAGCACCCGCGTGTAGTGGCTGAGCGGCAGGCCGTTGTTCTCGTAATAGTCGATAAAGCGATGCTCCAGCCCCACCGCCTGCATAAACCAGATGCAGGTCGTGTCATTCATTCCCAGATCCCAGAACGTGTTTACTCCCACATGGGTCTCGATGGGGATTGAGGTTATCCTGCCCGCCTCCCGCGCCTGTTGCAGCTCTCGCGCATAAATGGCCCCATCCACATACTCAAGGTACTCGCCCTCCCATATGTGGGCAGCCATTACCGGGTCGCGGGC